TTATAAAACTCCCGATTTTTTCATAGCCGTTTCCCTGAACACAAACTTATCTTTTAAAAGTTTCATGTCTTCACTTACTTTTCTGTCTAGTACTTTTGCATAATGTTGCGTAGTGCGAAGGTTTTTATGTCCCAGCATTTTGCTAACACTCTCTATTGGAACACCATTTGTAAGTGTTACAGTAGTTGCGAAGGTGTGTCTGGCAATGTGAAAGGTTAATTCTTTTTCGATTTCACAAACTGATGCTATTTCTTTTAGATAAGCGTTCATTTTTTGGTTGGACAAAATAGGAAGTAGTTTATCCTCGTTATTACTTTGTGGATGGTTTTCGTATTTGTCGATTATCATTTGTGTAACTGGAAGGATTGGGATTTTGGAAGCGCTTTCGGTTTTTTGTCTGTGCGTGAATATCCATTTTTCACCGTCAATACCATAGCTTATATGGGACTTTGTTAGGTTTTTGACATCAATATAAGCCAAACCGGTAAAGCAGCTAAAAAGGAAGATATCGCGTACAAGTGATAATCTTTCTGTTTTAAAGTCTTTTTCAATTATAGATTGGATTTCTTCTTCAGTTAGATACACGCGCTCCACTTCTTTGACTTTTGATTTGTAATTAGCAAATGGATTTTTATCTAGCCAGTCATTTGCCAAACAAAGCTTGATGATTTTATTGAAATTTTTAAGGTATTTAACCGCTGTGTTGTTTGCGCAATTTCTTACACTACGAAGCCAAAACTCGTAATCGGTTACAAATGCATGATCAATCTTTGTAATATCGATATCGGAAACGTTGTATTTCCATTGCATGAACTCAATGGTATGTTTCAAAGAAGTAGTGTAACGTTCTAATGTTCCTGGAGCGTATTCTTTTCCAACAAGCTCTTTTATTTTGTTGTTGTGGTCTTGGAATATAGGAACTAGCATTCGCTTTGATTCTGTTAAACCAAACAGTTCATTCTTTAAATTTTCAGAGGTAACACTAATGTCTTTTTTGATGAGCTTTTTTTCCGCTTGTAAGATTTGATTTTTTAGATAATCAAGATGACCATTGATTGTTCTAGCTTCTTCGTTAGTGCCCTTAACTTTACTACCTTCTGAAGACCATTTATCTGGATTAATAGATTTGTTGGTGCTAAACTCAAAACGCTTAGCGTTCACTGTAACTCTAGTGTAGATTGGACAAACTCCTAAATTGTTGACTTTTGCTCTCTTGATGTAAAAGAGAATGGATACTGATGTGTTCATTATTGGTGACCTTAAAGTTAGTATTAAATTTATACGATTTAATAACTACACACAAGATGTACATTTTTTGAATATGTTATTGAACACCTTGCCGTAGCGGTGCTTTCGTTGCGAGGAGTCACTTAAAATAATTTTTTTAGTGACACCTTGAAAGACACCTAAACTTTGAGATTTAATGAATAATTTGGAATAACCTTAAAAGAAAAAACCCACTAAATTGTTGAATTTAGTGGGTTTTAGTACCGTTTGCCTTTCGGCTGGCGGAGAAAGAGGGAAACTCTTTTAACTTCTTTTATTTTTATAATTTATTGATTTTTAACGTATTACAAACAAATTAAAATAGGTTAATATTACTTTTTGTTCACTTTTTTGTTCATCATAAAATCCTTTATATGCGTGTCTAAATCATTTCGGAATACCTGAGTATCATAGCCAAATATAAAATTAGGGTTAACTATAAACTTTTGACAAATTGTATCAATTTGTTCAACCGTAAAATGACATTTACCTGATTGTATTTTAGATAATGTACCCTCTTGCATTTCTATAATTTGAGCAAAATTTTTAGCAGTTGTAATTTTATTTTGAAATTTCAACAACTCAATTAAACGTAATATGGATTTGTCAGTTATTTGCATTTTCCATACAAATTAATGATTCTCTTACTTTTTTAAAATTTTTATCTTTTATGTCAAAATCAAAATCACCTTGTTTAGTAGTTAATCTCATTTTTAAAATTGAATTGTTTTTAAAAAAATCTTTAATGCTATTATCAAGTTTTATAGAAAAAGCTAAAAAATGAATATTTGTCTTTAATGAAGAATTATAAAAAGAACTACAAACCATATATTTTGTAATTTTTATTTCATTAGAAACTCCATTATTATCTAATAAAATTATTTTACTTGTATCGTCAACTGAAAAGAAAGGAAATAATTGATAGTAAAACCCAATAAATTCTTCTTTTGCTTTTGATTCAAACCAAATTTCACAACCTCTTGATATATCATTTCTTTTTGTCTCAATAATCCTTTCTTTAGTAAAATCATCAATTTTATCAACTTTAAATTTACAATTTTGAGCAAATGAAAAATTTGCTACAATTAATAATAAAAAAATCTTTTTCATACTACATTGTTGTTTTAGTGATTACTCCTTTAATTATAAATACTTTTTTAATTTGCTCTAAATGATATTCTTTGGATTCGTAAAAATCATTTTCGCTTTCTAAAATTATATGTTCTTTGTCAGATCCTTTTTTTATGTATTTTAATAAAACCTGCTCATCTTTTAATATTACTACATAAGCATAGCCAAAGTTCATGTACTGAAGCTCTACTTCTTTTATACCTATAATTTCACCAGAGCAAAATTTTGGATACATACTGTCGCCATAAACATTAATAAAATCAATTCCTTTATCCCAATTAGGTAGGTTTATTGGCAATCTTTTTAACTCGTCATTTTGCATTTCTTTATCCATTCCTGCTGCTGCTGATACGTTGGGGTAATAATATCCTGTAGGTAATTCTATTTTTTCAACATGTGAATTATTTTCACTTAATAATAAATTAATTAATTTAATTTTTGACTCTGGTATAAACTCCCCCTTCTCATAGTTTATAATTGTTCTTCTATCAACTCCAAGCTTTTTAGCTAAAGCATCTTGAGTTAATCTTGAGGCTTTTCTTAGTTGTTTTAAGTCCATTTCTTATTTAGATTTATTCTAAATTTCACATAAAATGTGAAATAATATCACTTTATTTTTTTATGTGAAATAATTTCACTTTATATTTGCTCCATACAAAAAGCATAACGCAAATGTATTAAAGTTCTTTGACATATTGTATTAAAAAAATTTAGAATGAAACTAAATAAGCAGGTGTGATGGTAACACGGTGAGAAATGCTGAAATCAAGATAACCTAATGATAGTAAATACTATTACACAATAAAGTTTGCCTTGGAAATGAAATCGTACCGTAGCAATAACGGCAAGGCATCAAATGTCCAACTAATACAAATTAAAATGAAACCAATTTTTAAAATAGAAAAAAACATCCCATTACCTAAAAAAGAAAGCAGATCTATTTATCCATTTTCGATTATGGAAGTTGGCGATAGCTTTTTAATTTCTTGTACAAATCTTATTGAGTTAGAAAAGTACAGACAACGTATATCAATAACTATTTGGAGATACGTAAAACAAAATAAGGATAAAAAATTTCAAACCAAAACCACCGAGCAAGGTGTTAGAGTTTGGAGAATTAAATAACTAAAAAATACCAAATCATGGCAAATCAAAATTATAATACTAGCGCTTACGAAAAAGCAAAAGAAAAATTTACAAATCATTTAAACAACTTGTGCAAAGAGAGTTTTTGTATGTATATGAAAGTCTCTAAAAACATTATCTGCTTATAATTATGTTCAGAAAAGAAATTTATCACTTAATCAGAAACGATTGGCAATTAAGAGAAGTTATTGCTGATATTTTAGGGGTTTCAGAAGGTACTGTATATGGCCATGCTGTAAGAAAATCTATAAGATTAGAACATTACTTAGTTGTAAAAAAACTAATGCTTCATACTGGTAAAAAAGACACCGAGATTTTTATTAATAAAAACTAATTGTGTTATGGAATTTAAAAAACAAGTAACACTAGTTATTTCTTTAGATAGCGAAGAAATCGAAAGCCTAAAAAGCCTTTTAAAAGGAGTTATAGCAGCTAACGTTTCTGTAAATCAAGGTTTAGGTTTTTTAGATACCGATGAAAAGAAACTAGTAGAAAATCTAATACAAGAATTAAAATGAAAGCTGTTGTATTAAACGCTAATGATATTAAATGTTTGCGGGAACATTTAGATGCGATTGAAAGTATTATTCAAAAGCATGGGGGACACAACACGGGGCTTAAAAAAAGCTCCGTTGCGGTTCCGAGAGAAACTAAAGCCCAGAAGATTAATAAGTATAAAGATCTTATTGCTTCTGGATTACGAGGTAAAAAACCTAATCATCTTAAAAATAAAAACTAATGAAAAATTTTATCAGTCAAATTATTAAAAAAGTAAATCGTTTGTTTTCTTCTGAAAAAGTAGATGAAAACATAATTAAAGTAAATGTGTTATTAAAAATTTGCTTTGAAAATAGAGAGGTTTTAGATGCAATTATAACTTTTAAAAAGTTTGAACAGGCGTTTGAACAAGAATTGAAAAAAAGAAACTTAGATGCTTTAGAAGTAAGCGCAGACTGTGAGGGATATTTTCACAGAAAATCAAAAAAATTAAATCAAAACTATAAATAATATGAAAAAGTTAGTATTACTGGCAGTTTTAGCTTTATCGGTTAGCTGTTCAAAAGATGATGATAATTGCGATCAAAAAGCAAGCGAAATTAATGCTTACTACGATCAGCAAATTCAATATGTAATTAGTAACCCAGACCCTTGGGGGGTTAATTATAATCAAATTTCTCTTTTAAACCAGGAGAGAAATAAAAAATTACAAAACGCTTGTAATTAATTCGCAGAAATAAAAAAACCCAATGCTCTAACATTGGGGAAAACAAAAATTTTAATTATCAGAAAAAAACAAAATTATGAAAAAATTTTTTATTAAGAGTTTATCTCTTACGAATTTTAAAGGAATCAAAAATTTACAATTAGATTTTGAAGAAGAAACAGATATTTTCGGAGCAAATGGAACTGGAAAAACAACGTTTGCTGATGCTTTTACTTGGTTGCTTTTTGGAAAAGATACTTCCGATAGAAAAGATTTTGAAATTAAAACATTAGACGCTAATGGTAAAGTAATTCCAATGATAGACCACGAGGTATATGCTTCGCTATTTGTAGATAATGAACCGCTAACCATCAAACGTGTTTTAAAAGAGAAATGGGTTCAAAAACGTGGAGAAGAGGAAAAGGAGTTTTCAGGAAATGTAACAGAGTTATATTGGAATGAAGTGCCAATGTCGGTAACAGAATTTACTAAAAAAGTAAATGATGTATTAAACGAACAGGTTTTCAAAATGATAACCTCTCCTACTTACTTTAATTCAATTAAATGGCAAGACAGAAGAAACCTTTTGATAGATATTTTTGGCGAGTTTTCAAATGAAGATGTGGCCAGAGGAAATTCGGCTTTTGAAAATCTACTTGCTAAACTAACGCAAGGTAAAACGCTTGAAGAATATAAGTCGCAAATCTTAGCTTCAATCAAAAAAGCAAAAGAAGATTTAAAAAATATTCCAGCAAGAATTGATGAAGTTTTTAGAGGTAAGCCAGAAGATGTGAATTTTGAAGTTCTTGAAAAAGAATTAGAATCAAAAAATTCAGAATTAAAAAAAGTAGATGATTTGATTAATAATACTAATCTATCAATTGAATCACAACTTAAGGAAATCAATGATAAAAAATTAAAAATCAGTAATTTAAAAACTGAAATTTCAATTATAGAAGCCAATGCAAAAACAGAAGCTTCAGAACGATTGAAACCTGATACTTCTAAAGTAGATGCTTTGCAAAGAAATTTAACTGCTAAAAAGCAAGAATTAGCCACTTACGAAAGTTCCCTTAAAACATTATCAGGTAAACTTAACGATTTAGATCAATCAAAAACTTCATTAGAGCAAAAGATTGTAGATGCGAGAAACGATTGGAACGTTGAAAATGCAAAACAAATCACTTTCAATGATAATGACTTCCACTGCCCTACTTGTAAAAGAGAATTTGAAAGTGGCAATGTAGATGCTAAAAAAACAGAATTAACCAATTCGTTTAACCAAAGTAAGCAAAAAAAACTTGCTGAAATTTCTGCAAAAGGAAAATCATTAACTGCAGAAAAAATCAACACAGAAAATGAAATAACTGGTATTTCGGAAAGAATTAAAAATGGCAAAATAGTAGTTGATGGATTAAAAACAGAAATTGGAAATATTGAATTTTCAATAAAAGAAACTGAAAACCCAGCAACAGAAAATTCAGAATTAACACCAGAGTTACTTTACGAATCAATTCTTTCTTTAAATCCAGATTATAAATCAAAAAAATCTGAATTGGAACAATTAGAAGCAAATCCGGTGCAAGATATTTCAATTGATAATTCAGAATTAATTGAAAAGAAAAGAATATTTCAATCAGAAATTGATGCGATTAAAACACAGCTTCAAAACAAAGTTTTAATTGAAGCTGCTGATAAGCGAATTTCTGAATTGAAAGCAGAACAATCTACTTTAACACAACAAATTGCAAACGTTGAAAAAGAGCATTTTGTAATTGAAAATTTCATCAAAGCCAAAGTAGATGCTTTAGAGCAAGTGGTTAATTCAAAATTTAAATATGTGAAGTTCAAAATGTTTGACGAGCAAATTAATGGAGGGTTAAAAGAAACTTGCGAAGCAACGATAAACGGAGTGCCTTACTCAGATGCAAATACTGCATCTAGAATTAATGCTGGTTTGGATATTATAAATGTCCTTTCAGAATATTACCAAATGTCTGCACCAATATTTATTGACAATGCAGAAAGCGTTCACAGTTTGATAGAAACAAATAGCCAAATAATAAAATTGGTGGTTTCAGAAGAAGCTAAAAAGCTAACAGTATTTTATTCAGAAGCAGTAGCGTAATGAAAAAGGGAGATTTAGTATCAAAGAATTTTGTTCTTGATGAGCAGATTCAGTCAATTAATCAATTGCTTTTAGTTTTTGAAAATGATAAATCCTTGTTTTGGAGGCATAGAGTTCATCCAACAGCTTTTTTTCTTTCCTGGCCGTTGAGATTAATTATTCAAACTTTAGAAGGTGGCCATTTTTGGCAAATAAAAAAAATTAACTAAATATTTATAAAAATGAGTGATCAAAAAAACACCACAGCAGTAGCGGTAGAAACAGTAAAAAAAGACATTTCTACACAAGTATTAGCCAAAATAGATACTTTTCAAAAATCTGGCGAACTTACAATTCCAAAAGATTATAATGTAGAAAATGCACTGAAAAGCGCTTACATTATGCTTTCTGACCCAAAGAATAATATTCTTGAAAAATGCAATAAATCATCTATTGCAGAAGCATTACTTAAAATGGTAGTATATGGGGTTTCACCTATAAAAAAGCAATGTTATTTTATTCCTTATGCGGACAAATTAGAATGTAGTATTTCTTATGCTGGAAATATTGCCATTGCTAAACGTTACGGAAAACTAAAAAGCATTAAAGGAAATGCGATTTTTGAAGGCGATACTTTTGAATTTGAAGTGGATAACGTTACAGGAAGAAGAAAAATTGTAAACCACAAACAAACGCTTGAAAGTGTAGGTTGTAATAAGTTAAAAGGTGCATATGCGGTTTACGAACTTACTGATGGAACAAGTGATGTAGAAGTTATGAGTATCAATCAAATTCAGTCGGCTTGGAATCAAGGAGGCTCAAAAGGTAATTCTCCAGCGCATAAAAATTTTGCTGACCAAATGGGTATTAAAACCGTAATCAATAGAGCTTGTAAGTTATTGATTAGTTCTTCCGATGATTCTGTTTTATATGATCCATTAGAAGAAGAAAAATTAATTGATGTTACCAATGAAAATGTGCAGCACGAAATTAAAGAAAATGCGAATAAAGAAGTATTAAACTTTGAAAACATTGATGAAGCAGAAGTAATTGATTCGGAAGTTTTAATTCCAAATGCTTCACCAGAAATGGCTTTTGAAAACGTTGAAGAAATTCAAACTGATGCTGGATTTTAAAAATGGAAACATTTTTTTTAACTATTGAAAAACACAGAGACACTGCTATTTGTTTAGCGGTGTTTATTGTGATTTGTTTATCAATAATAAAATCTGGAAAAGATGAAACTTAAAATCATTGGAACAGGCTCAAAAGGTAATGCCTACATTCTCGGAAACGAGAATGAGGCACTTTTGATTGAAGCAGGAGTTAACATCAAAGAAATTAAGCAAGGCTTAGATTTTGAGTATTCAAAAGTAGTTGGCTGCATTGTTAGCCACGAGCACCAAGACCATTGCAAATCAGCTAATGAAGTAATGAGATTAGGAATTGATGTTTACACTAGTTCCAAAACACACCAATCAATAAACGGAGATGTAATTCATAGATCATTACCAATTGCATCGAAAGAAATAATTCAATTGGGTGGTTTTAAAATTATGGCCTTTGATGTAAAACACGATGCAGCTGAGCCGCTTGGTTATTTAATTGAACATGAAGAATGTGGTAAGGTTTTATTTTTAACTGACACGTTTTATTGCAAGTACACCTTTCCTGGTTTAAATAACATAATTATTGAAGCCAACTATTCAAAAGAAATTATTGATAAAAAATACGGACCTGATAGTGATAAAGAATTTTTGAGAAACAGAATTTTACAGTCTCACTTTTCTCTTGAAAACTGCATTGATATGCTAAAAGCAAATGATTTATCTGCAGTAAATAACATTGTACTAATTCACTTATCAGATAGCAATTCAAATGAAAAGCAATTCAAAGAAGAAGTATTTAATGCAACTCAAAAAAATATAACCGTAGCTAATAACGGAATGATTATAGAATTTAACAAAACACCTTTTTAATATGGCAATATTTCAACAAGAACAATCGGTAAAACAGTTTAATGATGAAGAAGATTTTTTCGTTAAACAAGAGGTTAGTATTGATACAGATGGTAGTGAAATATGGATTGTTATCGAACATAACAATAATGATTTAAGTATGAGTTTAGATAACTGGTATCAATTAAAAGTACTAGTAGAATCAATGTTAAAAAATAATAATATTAAATTTTAAATAAATGGAAACATTAGAAATTAGTAAGGCAAACGCCTTGAAAGCACACAAAGATGCAAATACTAAAGGTAAATCACTTTTAGAAAACTTATTTGGAAAAAAATTTTTCTTAAAAGACATAAAAGACAGAATAAGCTGTTTTGATGATGTTTTAAAAGAAAATGGTACTACAAGAGAAGAATTTGAAAAATCATGTAAAGATTTAGATCCTGACGAAATTGCTTATAAAATGGCAAAATTAGTATGCCTTGTTTATAATGAAGGTTGGATTCCAGACTGGAATAATAGTAATGAATACAAATATTACCCGTGGTTTGAAATGGGTTCCTCTTCGGGCGTCGGTTTTTCGTACTACGGCTGCGATTACTGGCTTTCGGATTCGAGTGTCGGCTCGCGCCTTTGCTTTAAATCTTCTGATTTAGCAAAACACGCTGGTAAACTTTTTGAACAAGAAATTTATAAACCATTATTCACAATTTAATATATAAAAATTATGTATACAAAAATTAAAACATTTGAAGATGCTTGTGTTAAAGAAAATCTTGATCCTAATACGGTAATTCCTGATTTTTCATTATTCCCAGAAAAAGATAGACAAGCAATGATTGACCATGCTAAATTGATTATTATAAACAAAGCAATAAATGAAGACTGGATTCCTGATTGGTTAAATTATAACCAAACTAAATATTACCCGTGGTTTGAAATGGGTTCCTCTTCGGGCGTCGGTTTTTCGTGCGACGACTACGTTGACTGGAGTACGAGTTCGAATGTCGGCTCGCGCCTTTGCTTTGAAAGTAGAGAAAAGGCAATTTATGCAGGCAAAACTTTTATAGAGTTGTATAAATCATACTTTGTAAAAGAATAAAAAAAAAGGTTGTGTGGTGTAGTTGCTGTAGTTCCTCTTCAGGCGTCAGTTTTTCGTACAACGACTACGATAACTGGAATACGAATTCGAATGTCAGCTCGCACCTTAGCAAAAAAATAAACACCACAGACCTTGCTTACATAGCAAAAAATAACAATTTTAAAAGGTTCGTTAGTAAATAATTGAAAACGAACCATTAAAGCAAAGGCAATGAAAAGAATAGGAAATTTATATCAAAAAATAATATCGAAAGAAAATCTTTTAGCTTCAGAACTAAAAGCAAGAAAAGGTAAGTCATTTCAATATGGTGTTCGTGTTTTTGATAAAAACAAATTGGAACTTATTGATCAACTTTATAATGAATTGAAAAGTAAAAATTTTAAAACTTCTCAATACACAACTTTTACTGTTTTTGAACCTAAAGAAAGATTAGTTTTTAGACTTCCATACTTTCCAGACAGAATATTACATCATGCAATTATGAATATTATGGAGCCTTTATTTACAAAATGGTTTACAAATGATACCTATAGCTCAATTAAAGGAAAAGGCATTCATAATGCAGCCAATAACTTAAAAAAAGCATTAAAAGACAAATTAAATACAAAGTATTGTTTAAAGCTAGACATTGTAAAGTTTTATCCAAACATAAATCACAATGTTTTAAAGCAACAACTTCGAAAAAAAATCAAGGACCAGGATTTACTTTGGTTATTAGATGAAATTATTGAGAGTGCTGAAGGATTACCAATTGGCAACTATTTAAGTCAATATTTTGCTAACTTTTATTTAACCAGTTTTGACCACTGGATAAAAGAAGAAAAGCAAATTAAATATTACTTCAGATATGCTGATGATATTGTAATTCTATCACAATCAAAAGAGCATTTACACCAAGTTTTATCAGATATTAAACTGTATTTAAATGATAATTTAAAACTTCAAATTAAAAATAATTATCAAATATTTCCAGTTAAAGCTCGGGGAATTGATTTTGTTGGATATGTTTTTTACCATACACACACATTGCTACGAAAATCAATTAAAAAAAGATTTGCAAAAGCAATATCAAAAAAGAAAAATAACCAAACAATAGCGGCTTACAATGGTTGGACAAAACATTGTAACGCAAAACACTTACTTAAAAAATTATTACCTAATGAACAATTTTAAAGATTTTGATATTAAGCCAGTGATAACAAATTTTGTTGGTGAAAAAATTACTACTCAAAAAATACTTGATAAAGAAATTATTGTAATTGACTTCAAAATTTTGCCATCAAAATTTGACGGAAAAGGAGATAGATTAGACTTGCAAATTGAGTATAGAGATGAACCAAGAGTTATTTTTACAGGTGGTAAATACCTAATACAAACAATAGAAAAAGTACCAAAAGATAAGTTTCCATTTAAAACAAAAATAACTAAAAATGGAGAGCATTTGGAATTTACTTAATTTTTTAAAATCATGATTTATAATCCTCAAAAAGAAATCGACATCAAACGTGCAATTGAAAAACTCAAATACTATATCCAAAAAGGAAGGCCGTTTGAACTGAAACAAATGCAAGTAAAAAAATCAATTAATCAAAATAGTTACTTCCACGCAATTGTAAGTTGGTTTTCTTTTGAATATGGGGAACCAGCAGATTACGTAAAGCAAGAAATTATTAAAAAAATTGTTTGCCCAGAAATTTTTAAAACGGAATCGGTAAATAAAATAACCGGTGAAGTTAGAGCCGACTGGAAAAGCTTTGCTGTAATTACAAAAGATGAAACCACATATGTAATTAACAAGTTTAGAGATTACTCCAGCAAACAAGCAGGTATCTACTTACCTACTCCAGAAGAAAAAGATTTCTTAAAAGAAATTGAAGTGCAACTAAAAAATAATCAACAATACTTATGAGAAAAGAAACACTAAATGCTAAATTTTATAACCACAAGGAAAATAAAATTGCAAACCAAGAACATTTTGAGAAAAACAAAAAAGAGTTCTCAAAACAATGCCAAATCGTTTATGATGCGCTTATGCGTGGCGAACGATTAACAACTACAAAAGCTTTAATTCAATACGGAGTTGGCGACTTAAGAAGAAGAGTAAAAGACCTTAAAGACATTTGGAACATCCCAGTAAAAGACCAGTATGTACAAGGCAAATTTAAAGAGTATTTTTTAATCAATTAATTATTATTATGACAAAGAAAGTTTTTACTATCGACACTGAAAAGTTAGATAAAATGACAAAAAAAGTAGAGGAAATATCTAACAAAGAGTTAGAAATTAAAAGCGCTAATATTAGCGATGCACTTTGTAATTACTCGTATGAGTTATTAAAAGGAAAAACAAAAGGCGATACGCTTCAAAGAAAAGGAGCTCATATCGTTCACGATGATTTGCAAATAAAATTTGATAATCTAAATGTGTTTTTAGCGCATCTTGATGACGCATACACAGGTAACAAAAACACAACTCCTCTTTCAGAATTAGAAGATGAAATTGAAGTTGAAAAATACCATGTTACTGGTTTTAGTATTTCTGGAGTTGAAGAAAATAGATCAGTTATTCTTTCAGGATGGAAAGAAGTAACAGAAGGGATAGTTAAATACCCAGCTCCTAAAATAAAATATTCAGGCTCATATCTATACTTGAGCGAATTGAAAGAAAGGGTACAAGAAGCAATTGAAGAGGTGGAACAATACATGAATGGTAAAACAGCTCCACAAGATGATCCTAATCAAGTTGTAATGTCTTTTAGCGAAGAAGATGCCGCTTTTGAACAAGGAAAAGTAAATTAATCATGGCTTTTCAACTTCGACCATACCAATCGGAATCAATTAATTTAAGTGTTGATTTTTTAAAAGGTAATTCAAACCAAAAAAGTGGTTTAGTTATTCTTCCTACAGGTTCTGGTAAGTCAGTTGTAATTGCTAAAATTTTGGAACCATTGGAGGGCAAAACTATTGTCCTCCAACCTTCCAAAGAAATTTTAGAACAGAACTTTGAAAAATTTTCTAATTACGGAAAAGCCTCAATATATAGCGCATCAGCTGGAGAAAAAAGAATTGATAAAGTTACTTTTTGTACCATCGGAAGCATCATTAATAAAAAGCATTTATTTAAGGGATTACAAAATATTCTTATAGATGAATGCCATTTAGTTAATTCAGATGCTGGAATGTACCAGGACTTTATAAAATCTTTTCCTGAAGCAAAAGTGCTTGGATTAACGGCCACTCCTTATCGATTAGAACAAACTTCTGAAGGACCACAACTTACTTTTTTAACCAGAAGCATACCGAGAATTTTTGACAACGTTTTATACTACGTTCAAAACGATTTATTATTTAATTCTGGTTTTTTAGCTGAATTAGAGTATTACAATTTTGATGTAATTGATCGTTCGAAATTAGAAGTAAATAGTTCGGGAACAGACTTTACACAAAATTCATTAAGAAGATATTACAAATCAATTGATATGCCTACAAGAATAGCAAAAACAGCCTATTCTGTTTTAAATAAAAGAAGTAATATTTTGATTTTCTGTGCTTTAATTGAAGAAGCAATTTCTGTTCAAAGAAAAATACCAGGATCTGCAGTTTTAACTGGAGAAACAAAGAAAATTGAACGTGAGAAAATTTTAAGCCAATTTAAAAACGGAAAAATCAAATGTTTAATAAATGTTGGTGTATTGACTACTGGATTTGATTATCCAGCGTTAGAAGCAGTTTTAATGGCTCGTTCTACAATGTCATTATCACTTTACTATCAAATTGTAGGTCGTGTGATGCGAATTTTTACGTATGCCGACGGAACTAAGAAAAAAGGATGGTTTGTAGATATGGGAGGAAATATAAACTTCTTTGGAAAAATTGAAACTATGAAAATAATTGAAAATGAAAATGGTTTTTCAATATGGAATAATGGCCGACAATTGACAAACGTGCCTTTTAAAAAGTAAATTATGGAAGAAGATTATACTGATGATATATCACAATTAGAAGATTACAATAAAAAACTTCAAGATTATATAAATCACAGACGATCTGAATTTATTGATTTACTTGAAGAAAAGAAAAGAGTTGAATTAATACTTAAAAAACATGGCAGAGAATAAGAAATCATTTGTGCAATATTCTGACTATCTAACAATATTTCAAAAATTAGTAAAAAACGATAGAGAAAATAAAACAAATAATGCTGGTGAATTGTCTCTATTAATTTACGAATATGTAAACGATTTAGATCCTACTCCTGTAAATTTTATAGTAGAAATGGCTTTTGAACCAATAAAACTTCAATTAAAAAGAGATTTAAAAAGTTGGGATGTTGTTAAAGAAAAACGTTCAATAGCAGGAAAAGCTAGTGCCGAAGCTAAAAAAACGTTAAAAGAAAATCAACAAAATTCAACAAAATCAACACATGTTGATTTTGTTGAACAAAATTCAACAAAATCAACTGTTAATGTTAATGATAATGTTACTGTTAATGTTACTGATAATAATAACAACATACCCGAAATTAAAAATTTCGGTGATTGTGATTTAGAAAAAAATTTATTTCACGCAAAGGTTTTAAAATTTGAAAGCCCTACTTGGATGGAATCAGTTTCCATGCAACAAAAAATTTCTATCGAAGAAATTAAAATCAAAATCGATGAATTCGTTTTGTTTTTACAAACTACGCAAACGGAACACAAAATTAAAAAAGCATTTATTGAACATTTTATCAATTGGCTAACCAAAAAAATAAATTCAGAAAAAAATGGAAAACAGCAATATTCAAGTTCCAGCGGTAAAAAACAATTCCGCTTTAGCACAGCTGATGCAATCGAAACCATTGCTAGCAGTGATTAATGAAGATTACCCAAAATTAAAAGAAATTCAAAACGATCAAGAAACAGATGGTTTGATAAATTATCTAATAACAATTTTGAATATAAAAGTTTCTAACGAAGATGAAGCTAAGGATTTACAAATTCAAATGCTTGTAGTTTCTGATTTTTTGAAAACAAAATTTGGAAATCTAACTATTCCAGAAATAAAAGAAGCTTTTAAAATGTATGCTGCAAGAGAGTTTTCTAAAATAAAAGTATTTCGAATATTAGATTGTATTTCTATTGGCGAAGTATTACAAGCATATATAGAATTCAGAAATGATAGTTTACGGACCTATACCAGTCAAAAACAAATTCTTTTAAGCGCTTTGCCTGAAAAAACATTCGAAGAAAAAAAAGAAATCAGATTAAAGTTTATTGAAATGCTTTATGAAGAAATCAAAAAAGATAAATTTTCTAATAGTGCTTGGTTATTATACGATGAATTTTATAATTCAGGTAAAATAAAAATCACAGACCAGAAAAAAAAGGAAATATATAATAAACAATTACTTGTTTATGCAACTGAACAAAGAATAGAAATTGCTAAAAAAAGTACCATCTTATCAAAATCACTACTTGAAGATTTGAATAAAAAAATCAAGTCTGGATCCCCTATTCAAATAGTTAAAAATAAATGCAAAAACATTATTGTTTGCGATTATTTGAAGAAAAACATGTACGACTTAGAAGATTTTAAAAAAGCAATTATTGGATAAAATGAAAGTTTCAGAAATATTAAAAAGTGAGAAGTACGCAATTAGTGTAAGTACTTTAGAACAAGCAAAAAAGTTAGTCCCAATCTATAAAAACTTTGATGATTTGGAGTTGTTTTTTAATAACGACCCAAATCATGTTGAATATGTTGGAGCTAGACATACCATGAACAAAGGATTTCATTTATACTTTGTTCATAAGGAAGGAAAAAAAATAATTGAATTTGAAAATATAGAAATTGATATATAATGGCAAAACTTTTAATTGGAATAGATCCTGATGTGGATAAGTCCGGTGTAGCTTTCAAGAATGGAAATAACTACACATTAGAGAATTTAACTTTTTTTGAATTGTTTGATTTTCTAAAATTCTACAAGGAGAGAGAAGAAAAACCAATTGTTTACATTGAAAAAGGTTCTTTAAATAAATCAAATTGGCACACTAAACAAAGTCATTCAGCTGCATTTAATTCTAAAATTGGCGAAAACACAGGGAGAAACTTTGAAACTGCCAATAAAATTATTGAAATGTGCCAGTATTTAAAACTTCCATATGTAGAAGTAAAACCAACAAGAAAAAAAATAGATTCAGGCACTTTTAAAAAACTAACTGGATTTACTAAAAGAACAAACCAAGAGCAGCGCGATGCATTTATGCTGATTTTTGGTCGATAATACTTCAAATTTCTCTTTCACAGAAAAATTAATCAACCCAATATTGCTCAAACAAATTAGTATAAACTTATTAAAAATTAAAAAAATGAAATCAACAGAAGCCTTTAAAACAACAATTAATAACCATTTGGTATCATTAGCCGAAAAAGATGAGTTATTCTCTGAAACCTTTAAAAAAGAAGGTAAAAATATTGATGACTGCATAACTTACATTCTAAATGAAGTTCAAAAAAGCGGTTGTAATGGTTTTGCAGACGAAGAAATTTTTGCAATGGCAGTTCATTACTACGATGAAGATGATTTAAAACCAGGTAAAAAAATTAATGCAAAAGTAGTTGTTAACCATGTTGTTGAATTAACCGAAGAGGACAAAGAAAATGCAAAACAAAAAGCAATACAGCAAGCTATTGAAGAAGCAAAAGAAAAATTGCAGAAAAAGAAGACGCCAAAAAAAGTAGTTGAAACTAAAAGTTTAGAACCTCAAATCGATTTATTTAGTTAAAATGAAACCGAGAAATAAACTTCATCATCGCGTTGTTGATTTAGCAGAAAGTTTATTTGTTATATCAAAACAAGAAAAAGAATGGGCATATCAAAACTGTTTAGAACACAGGGCATATCAAACTAAAACCAGAGTATTATGTTTAGACTGTGGTGATACATTTTCACCTGAATTAGTGAAAAGAAAAAAAGCAGTTTGTCCACATTGTAATACTAAAGTTGATGTAAAATTATCACTTTGTACAACTGACCGCCAAGTAAACTATTTTGCAATTACTGATATAGTTCAAGAATTTCAAGTAGTTAGAAACTTTGAATTAATTGCTTACTACAAAAAAGGAAAACCAGCTAATTATCATCTTCACGAAATTTTGCAGTATTGGATTCAACCAGATTTAAAAGTTACCATGTTTGGATTACAACATACAGTAACTGGATATTTTGATTCATGGGGTGGTAATATGGAAATTAGAGAAGAAAATTTAACAAGTTGGTATGGTAAAAAATATGATGTTTATGCAAGAAAATATCATCCAAATTCAGTTATAAAATCTGAATATAAAAAATATGGTATAAATTCTAATCTTCAAGAAATTACTTTTTTAGAAGCTATTAAACATATTCCGAATCAACCAAAACTCGAAACACTTTTAAAAGCAAAACAATATTTTTTAATAAATGCCCACGTTAACCATAGAGGAAGAAGTGTAAGTTATTATTGGGATAGTATTAAAATATGTTTGCGAAATAAGTACAAATTAAAGGACGCTTCAATATGGATGGATTATATTGATCTATTGCGATATTTCAATAAAGATTTCCGAAACGCAAAATATGTTTGCCCTAAGAATTTAAATAAAGAGCATGACAGATTAGTTGAAAAAAAGAAAATAATTCAGAAAAAAAGAGAACTTGAAGATCAAATAAAAAGAGCCAAAATTGATAATGAATTCTTTTTAAAAGAAAAATCAAAATTCTTTGATTTACAATTTACAAACGGACCACTTGTAATTATACCATTAAAATCAGTTGAAGAATTTATTGAGGAAGGCGAAAAACTTAAACATTGTGTATTTGCAAACAGATACTTTGCTTAAGAAAATTCATTAGTTCTATCGGCTCGTATAAACGATAAACCCATTGAAACTATAGAAATTAATTTAAATAAGTTAAAAATAATTCAATCAAGAGGATTGCAAAACCAACCAACAGAACACCACGAAGAAATACTTAAAATTTTAAATCAAAATATGCACAAAATTCGAGCAATTATTAATCCAAAAACAAGTAAAACCCATAAAAAATTAGCATCATGACGCACTTTTTTGTTATCGACAGTAAATTACTATCAGAAAAACTACAATTACTATCTGGAGTATTATCCAGCAATTCAAGCCTACCAATTTTAGACAATTTTCTTTTTAAATCCGAAGGTAAAGAATTAAGAATTACAGCATCGGATTTAGACAATACGATGACAACTAAAATTGAATTAGAACAAGAAAACAATTTTTCAATTGCAATACCAGGAAAGATGCTAATTGATTTATTGAAATCATTTGCTCATCAACCTATTAAATTTCATTTTGAGAACAATACAATTGATATTGTTTCTAATACTGGAAACTATGCAATTGCCTATTTTGACGGGGAAGAATTTCCTAAATCTCCAGAAGTTACTGAAGCATCATCAACAATAATTTATTCAAAAATTCTTTTAAACGCGATTAATAAAACCCTTTTTGCTACAGGTAATGACGATATGCGAGTTTTTATGAATGGTGTATGCTTTGATTTTTCAACAGAAAAATGTGTTTTTGTGGCTACAGATGCACATAAACTTTCAAAGTACACCAGAAACGATATAAAAGCTACTTCTGATGTAAAATTTATAGTGCCAAAAAAACCATTATCAGTTCTTAAAAATGCATTATCAGCATCGGATAATGAATTAGAAATTTTTTACAACCAAACAAATGCTAAATTTATGTTTGAAGATTATGAATTAAGCTGTAGGTTAATTGATTCTGCATATCCAAACTATGAGGTAGTGATACCTAAAGAAAATGATAAAAGGGTTGAGATTAGCAGAATTAAATTATTAGCATCGCTAAAATGTATTTCTATTTTTTCAAACAAAGCAACAAATCAAGTGAAATTATCATTTAACGGTAATATGCTTAGTTTGTCTGCGGAAGACAAGGATTATTCAAACAAAGGCGATGAATCTTTAACTTGTAATTACACCGGTGAAGATTTAAAAATTGGTTTTAATTCGAAATACCTAATTGAAATTTTAAGTAATTTGAATAGTGAAGAAATAAGCATCGATTTATCGCAACCTAATCGAGCTGGTATTATTATACCTATTGATGCATCAGAAACTGAAGAAGAAACGCTAATGTTGGCAATGCCAGTAATTTTGAATTAAAATGACACTTCCATTTGTAGAAGACCTTTACTTCTACTCTAGAGAAAATAGCACTTTAATAGCAATTAAAACCAACGGAGAAAAAATTCCGTTGGTTAAATTCAAACAAAAATTTATCGATATTTCTATTGTTGGAGGTTCTATTTATGATTACATGATATCATATATGGAAACATTCCCAGAATTATGCGAAATAATTTATCCACCAAAAAATAACAAACAATTAGAACTTTTTTAAAATTAAATAAAATGGCAAGTATTAAAGGAACTCCAGGACCTTGGAAAATAAAACATTCAGAAAGCAAAAAAGCTTTCAATATTGTATCTGTAAAATTAGGATCGAAATACAAAATAGCGAGAATTCCTTATGAATGTGAAGGAGATTTAAAATTAGAATCGGCTTCAGATGCCAAAATTATTGCAGCAGCTCCAGAATTATTGGAAGCATTAAACCAAATAGCACAATTTAGTGATATAGGAAATGATTTTAAAGCAATAGTTAGAATGAAATCAATTGCGGTAGATGCAATAAAAAAAGCAAGGGAGTAATAATAAACTTTTAAAAAAAATGAGCAAAATTTTAATATTAGATATAGAAACAACAGGTTTCCTACAGAAGGGTGGTAAAATTGTTGAAATCGGAATTGTAGAACTTGACCTTTCAAACGGAAATAGACAAATCATTTTCGATAGAGTATGTTGGGAAACTGGAATTACCAAAGAAGAAGTTGAGAAATCATGGATTGTACAAAATTCAGATTTAACACTTGAAGCAATTAGAACCTCAACAAACTTGCAAGTTCTAAAGCCAGAAATTCAGGAAATTTTAAATAAATATCCTATAGGATCAACAGCATTTAACAATGCTTTTGATTTTGGCTTTATGGAACACAGAGGTTTTGTATTTCCTAAAAAACTGCCTTGTCCGATGAAGCTTTCAACGGATATATGCAAACTTCCAAAAGCAAATGGTTATGGTCATAAGTGGCCAAAAGTTGAAGAAGCGCATAAGCACTTTTTTGGTGATGTTGGTTATGTTGAAAAACATAGAGGCGCTGATGATGCTTTTTATGAAGCGGAGATTGTTTATGAATTATATAAAATTGGAGTTTTTAAAATCGATTAATTATGAAACATAAATTTAGAGTAATACCAAAAGAAGAAGTATTAGCGAACAGAAGTAATGCTTATGAGTTTATTGATTTTAATAAAAAAAATATGAAACTAATATCAATGACTGATTTTGTATTGGAGCAAGAAAAAGGTTTAGAAAACATATTGCATGAAAGATTACCAATGATTAAATTATCAAGTTCTTATGACAAAATTCTTAAATATGCAAACTTTCTAAAACAACCATTAAAACTTGAAATGTTTGTGCCGTGTGATGCGGATGGTAATGTTTTAGAGAAACCTGAAGAACATTTCCCAACTGGAAATAATAATTTAGAAGAGCAAATATTTGCAAAACAAAAGCAATATCAAAAAGCAAAAGAAAAAGTTTTGTTTGAGGGATGGTTTATTCATTTTGAAGATTGTGTATTTAAACTTAAAGATGGCTGTTTTTCAATAATAGATTTAGATTCAAATTACACAATTGAAGATTTTTGTGAAAACGAAGAAGAATCAAGAATACTTACGCAAAACGCAATTAAACAATTAGGTTTATGAAACTGACATAGGTACTTTTTTAGCAATAATCGGAATAATTATGATTTTATTAGGGAAACAATTTAAAAAGAAATAAGATATGAATGAACTTTTAGTACCAACAGTAATTATAACTTACTTTATACTAGTTATTATAATTGGAGAATTATTAAACAATAAAAACAAATAAGATATGAAAGTATTTAAATTTAACCACGATGGTTATGATTATGCATTTTTTGCTAAAACAGAAGAATTAGCAATAGCGGAATTTAAACAAACTATTGCTGATGAAGATTTTTCTTTTAAAGAAATTCCACAATCAGAATGGGATAAAAAAACAATTGAAGTTTTTGAAGATAATCAATTTGATAAAAAGTCTTACAAAGTATCTATATCAGATTTAATTTGTGGAGATGAACCTCAAATGATTTACACAAATGATTATTCAATTATAGATTAAGTATTATGAGTAAAGAAATTCTATTAGTTTGGCAAGGTACAAACGAAAAATCATCGGGTACGATTACAGAAACAGATGATATGATTGTTGTTTATTTAGACAATAAATCAAAATGGGAACAAATGGAAAAAGACATTGAAGCTTATAAAAACAGAATTAAAGTTTTAAAAAACTTAAACACAAAATATCGTGAAAAACTTGGAATTTCAAATGAACCTATTGACGCTATTAATGCGGTTAATGAATGTACTCACGAAAATATACAAATGAAGTTAAGCGGAATTTGGAAATGCAAATGTGGTTATACTCATTACTAAATAATTTAAACTAAAATTATGGGAAATTTAAAAGCACAAGAATTAAGAATTGGAAATTTAGTTGAATATCGTATGGAAGACGATTTAGACTCTAGAAAAGAATGGTGGGCAGTAACAGCAATAGATAGTGAAGATATTAATTGGTTAGAAAAAGAAGAACCAGAAACAATTGATTATAGACCAATCCCACTAACCGAAGAATGGTTATTGAAGTTTGGGTTTGAAGAAGATGAAACTTATGTAAGTGAAGAAAATCCTTTTTTAGATTATATTAACGGTAACGTAAGAATTTCGATGCCATATTTTTCATTTGAATATTGTGATGGTGGAATTAAGGAATTGAAATACGTACACCAAATTCAAAACCTATACTTCGCATTAACTGGAACTGAATTAGAAATCAAAAAATAATAAAATGCTTATAAACTATTACCGACCAAAAATAACTCCTTTAGCAAAAAATGGTTCGCTAAAATATGGAGTAACTCTAAAAACAGAAGTATGGACCAGCCAACTAACAAATAAAATGAAAGTTGAAATTCATTGCGAAACAGAAGAAATTGCAAATCAAAAGCTAAAAAACTTCATTACCCATAAAAATTTTATGCATGAGTGGCCAGAAGATAATCTTAAAAAATAAAAAATCATGAATAGAGAAATAAAATTTAGAGCTTATCAAAAATCAAAGGACTTTATGTATGAAGTTCTAAACATCAATCTTGAAGGATACAATAATGCCTTACGAGAAGTAAAGCTATCAAATGGTACAATTATCAGAAGCGACAAGTTAGGCGATATAGTTCTAATGCAATTCACAGGACTTAAAGACAAAAATGGAGTTGAAATTTATGAAGGAGATATATTATACATTTCTGGAGAAGGAAAAGTAAAAGTTAAGTTTCCTTTTTTTGATTTGTACGAAAGAGTTTATTGTGGCGATTCTGATGATATTGAAAATATAATCGGCAACATATACCAAAACCCAGAACTTTTAAATCATTAACCATGTCCCAAAAAGCAGAATCTTATTTAGACGAGTCAGGCAAAAACTGGCTCGTTTTTTATGACCGAGACGGAGATAAAGAATATGATACCTGGACCACAAACCAACCTCACAACGAATTTACACACGAATTTAAAATTGAAAATGAAAAAGCAGTTGTGTATGTAAATTTTGAAATAAGAAAATTTCCTAACGGAAAGTATGGTTACGGTTACAACACTAATATTTTCTACAATGACTTTGAGAAATGTTTTACATGCATTAACAGATCATTCGATACAGAACTTGAGGCGCTGCAACATTGTTGGAATAAAATTAAAGAAGGACAAAAAAGCGGATCAAGTAGGCAACTAGCAGAAAAACTAATCGATAAAATTAACCAGGACTTGGTTCCACAATCATTATTTTAAGATGAAAGCATTTGAAAGGTATTATTCACTTTGGAACAAAAAAGAAGAATATACAGATGAGGAATTTAATTTTCTTAAAAAATATATTAAGAATAAAAAATTCACTGTTACTTATGGGTTCTACAATAAAGAAAGTTCACAAAAAAAACAAATTGCATTGATTATAAATACTAATCCATTTATGACACGTAGAACAGGTTTTGAAAATAATTGGCAATATATTGAAACTCGTGAAATTACAAGTTTAGAAATTGAAGAATACATAAATTTTTATTTAAGATCTCAATATAAAAGATTTTTAGTCTTTTACTACAATAACATAGATAAACTAATACATGATGATAAAAAGCTTAATGCTATAACACCTGATATTTTTATTGAAAAATGTAGAAAAAAAGGATATTCGGGAACTTTTCAATTAAAAATGGATTACAATTTTTTATAAAAAATGAGCACAAGAATTTAAAAACAAATTATATATGGAAAATCAAAAATTAAAAAAAGGTCAAAAAGTTTATTTTATTGGGGAAAAAGCACCAATGATTGTAAATGAAATTAATGAAAACTTTGCAATTTGTACAAGGGATTTGCATAGATGGTATGATGCTAATATAATAAAATATGAAGCAAAAGAAAATTTTTCATCATTTACTGAAACATACAAAAAACTAAAAAACAGTATTGTGTATACTATTTTAGATTTTAAAAACAATGTTAAAGGAACTCATAATTCTTGGGGTTACGGAATTGAAAGAAAAACTTTGAAAAAAGATTGTAAAGAAATATTAAAAGCTTTAGAGTCAGATGAGATTGAAATTTCAAGAAGAAATTTTGTTCAATTGAATATCGATTTCGAACGTACTTCAAATCAATAATGTTTAACGTTTTGCATATAAATGATCTAGCGTTTTAGAGAGCCTAAAGTATCGGTTTATGACTTAACAAACCAAACACAAAATTAACATTAAATAACTCCCGAAGTAGCTATATTTTTTATATGCTGTTATCAATTCGGCTTAATTCACACAAAAATGAACAAATATCTATTTAAAAAAATTGAACAAGCAAATTCTGCTTATTTTGAAAACTTAATCTTTATAGCAAATGAAGTTTGTAGAGAAAGACAATCAGAAGCATTTGAAGAATTTACAGAATTAGAACCTATTGAAATTGCAAAGGTTTTAGGTTGGAACACAAAAGACACAACTTTGAAAATGATTAAAGAAAGTATTAAAGAAAAAGAATTTGCAACTACATTATTGCAATATGATTTAACTGGATTTATTGCTGAATGTCATTTACCACATCATTCAAGATTTATGTTTAATGATGGCGAAGAACGTCCTTGGGGTTCATCAGTTCATTTAGGTTCTTTAAGAGTTGCTTGGGTTTATGCTGAATCAATTGGCGAACTTGTAGAAAAACTTGAAGAACTTGCTGAAAATTTCTATGTTGAATCCTATGAAAAAGAACGTTCAGAGTTATCTACGGCAAAATCTGAGTGATAACAGCCTAATTGGAAATTGTTTTAATGTCGCCAATCATTTGTTAGAATTCCCTTGATACTTCCAAAATGTCAACCCAATATTGCTCTATAATTAATAACTAAAAAATCAATATTATGGCATTACTTTTATTTACACCAAGAACCACAATTGAAGCAAACATTTTTCAATTTAGATTAGATCAATCACCTTTTCACGCAGAATGGAATATTAGAACCGGTGCATATGAATTTCAAGAAGAAGAAGAAAATATAGACGAATTAGAAGAAATCATCGCTAATTCAATTGCATACGATATTAACGGTAGATTCGAACTTCAAAACTAATTCAAAATGAAAAACATATTAAATAAAACAGTAAAAATCGACAATTTTTTAACTTTTGACCCTTTAAACAAACAAGGGGAAAATGGAAAAGTTATAAAGGTAAATGAAATTGACGAAGAAAATGCAGATGTAACAATTCTATTTGAAGACGGAAGCAAAGGAATGTATCAACTTGGAACCTTTGAAATTTTATAACTATGTTCAAATTCTGTAAAAGATGCGTAGCAATGCGCATCTTTAAATTTAATAAATGTATAACCTGTAAAAAAAAATGAATACCTACACAAAATACACAACCAACGTATTCTTGGCTAAATCCCAGTATCTATACCAAAAAGGAGATACTATTATAGTTCACACAAAATACGGCAAAGAAAACGAATATATTGTTTTCAATCTTGTTTTAAAGAAAGAAGAATTCTATTATTATTCAATAGTTAGAGCCGATGGTTTTAATGTTCAAGAATTTGCAAAACAAAAAGCAGCACGTTATCAGCAATGGGCAAATGCTCGAGAAAAAAAATCAGATGAATATTACCAGGCATCACAAGAAGGTAAAGATTTTCTTGTATTAGCCGAACCAATAAAAATTGGACATCATTCTGAAAAAAGACATCGAGCGCTAATTGATAGAAATTGGAACAGAATGGAAAAGTCTGTTGAAAATAGTAAAGTCGCAAAAGAACACGAAAGCAAAGCCGATTATTGGGAGAAGAAAGCAAACACAATAAATCTATCAATGCCTGAAAGTCTTGAATACTTCGAATATAAGTTTGAAGCTGCAAAAGAATATCACGAAGGATTGAAGTCTGGAAAGTACGAAAGAAGACACTCCTACTCGCTTACTTACGCTAAAAAAGCAGTAAATGAAGCACAAAAGAAATTAGAAACTGCTAAAAAATTATGGTCGTAATCCAATATTAGCTACATAAACATTTTTAAAGTAAAATAATGTAGTCAATTATAACAAGGATTAAATCGGTTACAATCAATCAATAATAGTCTAAAAATCAAATACTTATATAAAGCCACTCTAACAAAGTGGCTTTTTTTGTGTTGTAATTTTTGCAATTATCTTGTAAAATTTACTATTTTTGTTGCACAATGTAACCAAAAAAAAATAATATTTTTTTTATGTATGAATTAAAAATAACATCAAAAGTCATTAAAACAGAGCTAATTAAGTGGTCCGAACTTCAATTTGTTCAAAATGACAACTTCAAGGAATGGGTAGGTAATGGCGACAAAAAACTAATGGAGTCAATACTAAAATATCAATTCATTGATCCTTTTAAGGTTTATGAAGAAAATGGTGTTTTATATTGCCTTGACGGTAAACATAGATTTTTGGATTTAAAAAGTGCAATTGAAAACGGTGTAAATATTCCCGAAACACTTCCTGCAACTTTTATTGATTGCAAGAATATGAAAGAAGCTGCAGAATTGGTTTTGGTTTACTCTTCGCATTATGCAACTATTACCCAACAAGGATTACTTGACTTTGTAAATAAATTTGATTTAGATTTTCCAGAAATAACAAATCTTTTAAATATTGCCGAGTTTGATGATATTAGTTTTCAAGGTTTATTGAACAAAGAAAATAATCCATTGGAAGGCGAAACCATTACTCCTTCATCATTGAAAGATAGTTTTATATTCCCACCTTTTTCAATATTAGATACTCGATCTGGAGTGTGGCAAGAACGTAAGCGCAAATGGTTAGAATTAGGTTTCAACTCACAAGAAACTCGCGAAGACGTGGAGCTAATTGCTAAAAGTGGCCAATCAACAGGTATTTATGAATTAAGAAATAAAATGCGCGAATCATTGCAGCGTGAGCCTAATTGGGATGAAATAATTGATTATGCAAAAAAGAAAGGAATGCACGTTTATGAGGGAGCGAGTATATTTGACCCTGTAGTATGTGAATTGTCTTATCGTTGGTTTTGCCCTGAAGGTGGATTGATTTTAGATCCATTTGCGGGTGGTTCCGTTCGTGGTATTGTAGCTGGGGTTCTTGGGTATAATTACTGGGGTATTGATTTAAGAAAAGAACAAGTAGAAGCTAACCGTAAGCAGGCATCGATACTAAATATTGAAAATGCTCACTGGATACCTGGCGATAGTGATGAGGAGCTTGATATACTCAGAATTGACAATGGAGCCGACTTTATTTACTCCTGCCCTCCATACGCAGATTTAGAAAAGTATAGCGACGACCCAAAGGACTTATCCAATATGGACTATGACGACTTTAAGGAAGTATATTTTTCAATCATTAAAAAATCAGTTGCTCAATTAAAAGACGACCGCTTTGCGTGTTTCGTTGTTGGTGATGTTCGCGATAAAAAAGGTTTCTATTATAACTTTGTTAGCGATACAATTCAAGCGTTCAAGGATGCTGGAATGGAACTATACAACGAAATCATTTTAGTAAACGTTGTTGGCTCATTGGCTATTAGAGTAAGGCGCCAATTTAACGGAGGTCGTAAAGTAGGTAAAATGCACCAAAACGTGTTAGTTTTCTATAAAGGCGACCCTAAAAAAATAAAAGAAAACTATCCTGAATTAAATTTAGGAGAATTAGAGCACTTTGAAAATAATGAAAATTCAATAATTTAAAATAAATTTGCTAGGTATACTATAAAAAAACCTCGCAAATGTCAGACACTAACTATCAAATAATTACCCAAATGAAAAATACAATCATTGAATACCTTGAAGGGGAAAAAAAGATTAATGAAGATGCTTTAAGAGCTTATGATAACCCAATTATTCCAGATACTAACTCAGAAATTAGAGTAATGCGTGAGCGTGAAGCTATAAAGTTACGCCATAGTATTGCTGAATTATCTCGTCATATTGAAGTAATTAAAAAAATGTATCCAAATCAATAAATATGCCAGGCGTTAGATCAACAAAAATTGAAACTGAACGACGTATATTTACTATACAAGGCTGGATAATTTCTGGAGTTCCTGATTATCTTATTCTTAAAAATATTCAGCAACAGTTTAAAAATGCAGATGGCGAATATATTAAAAGACGTCAAGCAAAAGTACTAATTAATAAAGCATATGAAGATTGGCACGCCGAACAAGATGCTTCAATAGAACAAAGGCGAAGTCTTCGTATTGCAGAACTTAAACAAGATATACGAAATCTAAAAGACGAATTTAAGGGAACGCCAAGAGGTATGACCGTTGTAAATCAAATTAAAAAAGAAATTACAAAGTTAGAAGATTTGTATCCTGCAAGAAAACATATCATTCAAGGCGACGAAGAAAAGCCCTTAATATTTACTACTGTTGAAGAAAGGGAAAAAAGAATACAGCAATTGTTGGCTAAAATTCCAACTGATAAGAATTTTTTATAAAAATTAAATTGTAAAATTTACAATTTAATTGTAAAATATATTATTTTTACGAATTGTAATACAAATAGTTGTAAAAAAGTTTAGTTATTAAAAGCTAGTTTGTACGAAAAACTAGCTTTTATTTAGGGGAAGTAGCTCAGTTGGCTAGAGCAGATTTGAGATGATATCAATAAATAGAGTCGCTGGTTCGATTCCAGCCTTTTCCACAAGTATTATATACCGTTCAAGGAGATAAGCCTCCACATGTAATCTTTAGTGTTGTATTCATGCATGATGTTTGGTTTATAGATTAGCAAATAGAAAAAATGAGCGTGTAGCGTTACTATAATCTGTTTTATGGGTAAATTTTAAGCTTATAGTTATAAAAAACATTTTTGAACGGTATTTCTTTAAAAAAGTATGAAATCAATTGAAACAGAACAAGGAAGAATTTTTATTGAAGGTATTGAAACCTCAAACCCTACGCATATTGGTTATGCTGTAATTGATTTGGTACAGCAAGGAAAAGAAATTATCATTAAAAACCCTTGCAAAAACAAATGCAAGAATTTTAAACTTTTAAAAAACTGCAAAAAATGAAGCATATAAAATCCTTAAACCCATTCAAACCTATTCAGTTATTTTTTGCTAAAATACTTAAACAAAGGATTGAAAAGAGAGTGCAAAAACATCAAACAATTAAATATTTAGAATATTTAATTGAAGAGTATAGATTGATCCAGAAAAAAGAATCTAAGCTATCAAGCACCGAAAGAAGAAAAGTTATAAAAGCCATAGATGATTATGTTGAAAGCGGACATATAATTGAAAAAAAATAATGCCTTTATCAGATACTGAAATATTAGAATTAGAAAAACTTGTAAATGAGAAAACACTTTATGTTATTTCAGAAGAAACAAATCCTAATTATTCATATCTGTTTAACTCATTAAATGAGCAAAAATTCAACGATAAAGGAGAACTTATTTCAGGAAAAAAAGGCGTAGGACTTGAGGGTTCTTCTCGTTCTGCTAAAACATGGTCTTGGATATTTTTCGTTGTTTATATATGCTTATTTGTAGAAAAAGAATGTACTATAAATATTTATCGTTCTACTTTTGAAGAGTTTAAAACCACTTTATATGATGATTTTAAACGTGTTTTAGATATATTTCAATTACCTAATAGGTTTCATAATGCAGATAGAATTAAATCGTTTAAAATAGGTAAAAACTTAATCAATTTTATTGGTTGTGATAAGGTTTCAAAAGCGCACGGTGCTGGTTGTGATTATGCTGTTTTTAACGAAATGATTCATATTCCTAAAAATATTTTCGATCAGGTTGAAATGCGTTGTCGTAAGTTTTGGGTTGGCGACTGGAATCCATCAGTTACACAACATTATATTTTCGACAACATTCTTACAAGGCCAGATATAGGATATTTAAGAACAACATTTCAAACAAATAAACACCTTTCAACTCAAGAAAGGAGTAAAATTTTAGGTTACGAACCTTGGAAGCCAGGAACATGTGAAGTAATTGATAACGAAATTTATTTTAAAGGATTACCTGTAAGCGCCATTAATCAACCACCACCACACCCTACAAATATAGACCATGGAACAGCTGACGAATTTAACTGGAGAGTATATGGTCTAGGTTTGAGGGGAGCAATGAAAGGTGTAATATTCCAGCATGTAAAATGGATTGAAGAAAGCGAATTCCCTGATTTAGAATATCGTTACGGAATGGACTTTGGTTTCACGATAGATCCTTCCACTTTAGTGCGTCATGCAGAAGATGATTATAATATTTGGTTATGGCCATTAATGTACGAGCCAACAGAAAATCCAGAAATTATTGACAATTATTTTATTAAAATTAATATTGAACGCGACAAGCTAATTACTGCAGATTCAGCAGATAAATACACTGGTGAAAATAAAGGTACTGTTGAAATGGTTAAATCTCTTAAAACAAAACCCTGGAACATCAAAAAAGTTAAAAAAAATAAAGGAATTCTTTTTTGGATTAACTCTATGAAAACAAAAAAAATACACATTGTAAAAAACAGTTTTTATAGTTTTATAAAAAAAGAACAAGAAAATTATAGAATGCGTGAAGTAAATGGAATATCAATAAATCAGCCAATTGATGGTTTCGACCATTTTTGGGCAGCTTCAAGATACGCACACATGGCATTCAATAATAACGGAATTACTGAATATAATACATCAGAAGATGTTTTAAGTCAATTTTAAATATAAAAAATCATGGAAGAAGAAATCAAATTATTATTAGAAAAGCTAAAAAATGATCCTGACAATGCAGTTAAGGATTTTGAAGCAACAAAAAAAACTGGAACTGCAGATTTTATTAAAGAGTTTAGTGGAGATAGAGATATTCGGGAAACACAAATAGACAATCTACAAAAAGACAAAACTATTGGTACAGGTATAAATCAAAAATTAGTTAAAAAAGCAAGATTAAAAGTAAAGTTTCAAAACAAAATTGTAAGAACTGCTACTGCTTTTGAAGTTGGTGAACCAGTTACTTTAAAACCAAATAATTCAAAATTAAATCTTCATAAAGAAGTAGATGCTATTTGGAGAAATAATAGAATTGATGCCAAAACAAAAGAGTTGGTTAAATTCAAAAAAGCCCATACAGAAGCAGCTATGTTATTTTATTTAAATTCTATAACTCCTGAAACTTTGATTGGAAAAGTACTAGGTATTCTTGGTATTTCTCAAAAAAATGAAATAAAAACTAGAGTAATTACAAATAAAAATGCTTCATTATATCCATACTTTGATGCTACTGGAGATATGATTGCATTTGGTTACGGATTTAATAGTAAAACAAGCGATAAAGATGTTAAAAATCTTTGGGTTTATACTTCAGATAATTTAATTAAATTAGATAATAGTAAAGGAAACTTCATTTTAACTGAGACAAAAGCTCATGGTTTTTCAAAAATTCCAATAGTTTATATAAATCAAGATGAGCCTGAATGGTTTGATGTTAAAGAACTAATCGATAGATATGAAGTAGCAGTTTCAAAAAATTCTGATTCCATTGATTATTCAGGTCATCCCATTTTAATTGTTGAAGGAGAAGTTAAGGGTGCCCCAGATAAAGGAGAAGTTGGAAAAGTCTTTAACATTCCAATAAAATATGATGATGAAGGCAAACCACAAAAAGGTGATATTCGTTTCTTAACTCACGAACAAGCTCCAGAATCAGTTAAACTTGAATTTGATACATTAGAGAATAATGTTTATGCAATTACCTCTACTCCTAACCTTTCGTTTGATAATATAAAAAGCATTGGAGCAGTTTCTGGTGTAGCCTTAAAATTATTATTTTTAGATGCCATCATAAAAGCAAAAGATAATGAAAGCGATAATCGTACGATGTACGAAAGAATTATAAATGTAATTATTTCTGGAACAATAAAAACAGTAAATACTTCATTAGCAAAAGAAGCAAACGAATTGCTTTATGAGATACAATTCAACTCTATACTTCCAGACGATTTAAAAACTGCTGCAGATATAGTAAGCACTTTGAGAACTGCTGGAGTAATTTCTAAGAAAACAGCTATTCAATACTTACAAATGGTACAAGATACCGAAAAAGAAATTGAGGAAATAAACGCAGAAGAAACTGCAAAAAACGATATTACTAACCCACCTAATACTATTTAATATGAAATACTTTGCTTTATTATTAATGCTTCCAACAGCTGTTATTGTTGGTTTATTTGGAATTTTTTATAAGGAACTTTACAAGAAACCTATTTTTAAAAATGGCTGGTTTTTGGTAATCTTCAATTTATTAATTTGGCTTTTAATAGGACTTTTAATTTTTAGATGGATTTTGTAATGCGAGAAAAGAAAATTATAATCCCAATTTACGAATGTAAATTAACTCTTATTTTAGTTAAAGACTTGTTTTATATTGAAAAAAAATATAAAACACGATCATTAAAATATTATGCTGCGGTAACTATTCCAGACGAAAATAAATTAGGAAATTATTTAGTTGCTTTTGAATGCAAAGATAGGGGTATTATTGCCCATGAAATTGTTCATTTAATAAATTACATTTTTATAGATCATGGTGTGGAATTAGACAGACATAATGATGAAACACAAGCCTATCTTACTTCATGGCTTTTTAATAAAATTGAAAAATTTATTTATAAATAATAACACACAAAACCACTCAAAATTCGAGTGGTTTTTTTTGTTAAAATTCTAATTATTTTTATTTAGACTAAATAAAAATAATTTCATTACATTTGTAATCAATATAATAACAATTAAAATCAAATTTATTATGGCAGTAGCACCAGAAAAAATTAAGGCAAGACTTAAGGCATTGTTCCCTAAGGCTAACTTATCGACTAAAAGGCTAGACGCTTATGCGGCTAAACTTGCACCAAAACCAGCAGATGATGCAGATGATGAAGCAATTGATGTTATCATTAACGATTACAATGAAGTAATTGATTTTGAAGCAGTCGCAAAAGAGGATGATAAAACTCGCACTCTTGAATCAAAAGCTAAAGCAGATGCAGAAAAAGCAAAAGGAAAAGGTGGGAATAGCGAAGATGATGACCAAGATGATGATATTAATACTGATGGAATGACAGAGTTTGAAAAAACAATGTTAAAAAAATTCGGTAAAATTCAATCTGAATTGGAAACAATCAAGTCTGGTAATGCACAAAAAAGCAAATTAGAACAAGCGAAAACATCACTTGAAAAATCAGAAGTTTTCAAAAAACTTGACGATGATACTAAAGCTTTTATGCTTAAAAATGTTGATTTAGAATCTGAAATCCCATTTGAAGAACAAATTACAGGACTTGAGACTGTATTTTCTAAACTAGTTCAAAATAGTGTAGATGGTGGAGATTATGCAGGAGTACCACCAGTAAATAGCGGTAAAACTGATAAATTTTCTCAAGAAGATGCTGATAAAATTGTTGGAGAAATTTTTTAATAATCTAAAACTAAAATCATGTCAGGACAAACCGCAGATTTAAACAGTCAAGGTAGCCAAGTAGATGTTGGCTATGACTCAGTAACTATTGTTACTAATTTAGAGAATATTCCAGGAGGAAAAACTCTAAATACTACAGGTTTTACACCAGAAGTAATTAAAGCAGGTCATTTAGTGATCGTGGAAACTGCAACTGGAATACACAAACCAATGCCAGTTAATACTCAAGAAACTGCTTATGCATCATTGCCAGCAAATCACGAATATAAAGGCGTGGTAGCTGCTTCCGTATTAAAAGCAAAACCATTTGTGGCCATTATGGTACGTGGAACATTTAATGAGCAAGCTTTTGCAAACAATGGAGGTTTCGCAACCCCATCAGCTGCAAAAACTGCTTTAAGTTTAATCAGATTTACTAAAGACTAATACATTATGAAAAAGTCATTATTCGTAGCTTTTATTGCTGCCTTTCAGGTAATTGCAGCAAGTATTGAAAAAAGAGTCAATGATAAGAAAACAGAACAAACGTATCTGTTTAAAGATTTATTGACTAAAAAACAATCAACCGACTTACGTTGGGATTCTTTAACCGTAAATGGAACATTGGTTTCTGCTGATGTAGTGGCTTTAAGTTCTTCTTTACCGTTGAAAAAAAGAGATAAGTTTTCTACAGCTTCTGGAGAAATTCCAAAAATAGGAATGAAAATGCAGATGAACGAGAAACAAATGTCAGATGTAGAAATTTTAAAATCTCGTGGAGTTGCACAAACTGAATTAGTAAAATTAATTTTCGAAGATGAAGTGAAATGTACTATGGGTATTTATGAAAAATTAGAGTATATGTTCCTTCAAGGTTTGTCTTCAGGAGTTGCTTTAGTTGATGATGATACTAACGTAGGAACAGGAATTCGCGTTGATTATGGCTACCAAGACAGTAATAAATTTGGTGTAACTGTTAATTGGGCACAAGCAACCGCTAAACCTATCGACGACATCAAAAGAATTATGAGAACAGCAATGATGAAAGGTGATGTTTTAAAATTTATGTTCTTAGATACTGAAACATTAGATGCACTTTGTAATAATGAACAGGTAAGACAGCAATTTGCATTCAGCTTAAACTTTGTAGGAAATAATATTCCAACATTAGATAATGAGCAAATTAAGACATTGTTTTCTAACCGTTTAAAATTATCAATTATAGAAATTGATCGTTACGTTATGGTAGAGCGCGATGCTAAACAAAATGCTGTTAAATGCTGGGCTGATAACCAAGTTGTATTTACAACAAATAACAAAGTTGGTGATTTAGTTTGGGGAACTTTAGTAGAAGATTTAAACCGTTCAAAAGATGTTGATTATGCAAAAGTTGATGGTTTTATTTTACTTAAAAAATGGCACGAGCCAGAACCATTTGCAGAGTTTACATCATCACAAGCATTAGTATTGCCAGTAATTAATAATGTATCTAGTATTTACATTATTGACTGCGGTGATTCAGTTGCAGATGTACAAACAGAAGGTGATGCTAATTTTTCTTACAAAGGAACTAATTATACAAAAGTATCTGTTGTCGCAGCTTACAAAATTGTTAAGCCAACATCTAAAATAACTACATCAACTGCTGATGCTTATATTTTAGAAGTAATTAACAAATTGTCAGATGAAGAAATTACAATTTTTGAAGCCAACATCGTAGCAGCTTAAAAAATGTATAGTCAAGAAACAATAAACTTATTTAATAATAGAATTGGTTGGTCTGTAACTACAGACCTTCCATTTACTATTAATGATGAGATTAAATTACCTAATACTGTTTTAAAATTTAACGGTTTTCATGGTTTGGTTTCATTAACAAATCTTTTACATACTGTTGATGAAAGTTTAAATATTCCTACGGAATTTAATAAATTATTGTTAGAACTTAGAAGCCAATGTATTCTTTTTTCTTTAACCTGGATATTAGATAAGCATCCAGATTATGTTGATAGTGAAAGCTATGATGCAATTATTGTAGAAAAATCAAAGCTATTTGAAGAAGTTATTGGGTTACTAATGACGATTAAAGTTTTTGAGCTTTATATGTCAAGTAATCGCTCTAATTACATTGAAAGAAACGCAAAATTGAGCTACCAAAACTTAAAAATTGAACTTGAAGGAATTAAAAATGATAACGGCCATCAAGTGGCTGTAGGAATTAGACAACAACTTCAAAAAGCAGTTAAAGACGCTCAAAAAGCAATTTTCAAAAATGCACCAAGTGTGGAATATATAGAATTTTGGTAACATGAATTATACTTACACAAATGTAAAAGGTATCGATGTTGATATTCAAGAAATTCAAACATATTTATACAATCAATTAAATTGGGGTATAATTAATGGTTTCGGAAGGGTTTTTAAGAATATAAACAAAACCAATAAAACATTAGTTCCAGAAGCTTACATTGGAGTCGGTGAGTATAAAGAAGTATTAACAGATGATTCTGTAAATGCTTTATTTTTCTTTGTCGATGATGATGAACATAAAAGCAAGGAAGGCTATTTATTTCAAACAAAAATAAATATTATAGTAATTGCCAATCTAAAAAAAATATTCAAAAACTCGCAATATAGAGAAGATAATCAGTGTGAAGATTCTTTAATTTCATTACTACAAAAAAAAGGAATACAAGTTTTAAAAATCAAAAAAGGATTAAAAGCCGCTTTAAGTGATTTCTATAGTGAAAACATTTCGCTATCAAATATGGAGCCTTACCACTGCTTTAGTTTGGAGTTTGATTTATCCTATTATTTAGAATGTTAATATAATAAAAAAAAAATTATGAGTGTTATTTTAAAACATTGCGAAGGTAGCAGTTCTTCAAGAAACACAGGGGCAAAAAAACAATGCCTTGAAGGTTTAACAGATAGAATGTATGCTGCTAAAAAAGGGTTCAAATTTGCATCAGTTGCAGATTTTGAAAGTAAAGCAAAATGGCTTGAGGCTATTGCTGCAAAAAATATAGTTCCTTTTTACAAGGTCTATGAATTAACTGCTGAAAACACAGAAGCAACTGTGTATGAAACTGGAGATTTCGTTTACGAAACTTCTCCAGCAGTAAAGAAAACATCTTTTGAATCTTATTTAGGTTTTTGCTCTCACAGAGCAATGAAATCATATAATGATTCAACAGAATATACTCAAATCTTCGAATCAACTAATAAAGGAGAATTTATTGGTGTTTCTGAAGGTGATGGCGTAAAAGGTCAAGATGTTTCTATTCGTGTTGGAATTAGAAATATTGCTACAAAAGACAAACCAGCTTACACAAAAGTGAGTTTAACTTTTGATGATTACAACCAATTAGAAGATAATCCGGTGGTAATTAAAACAGGTTTCTTGTCAAGTGATTTAGATGGAATTTACGATGTTAAACTTACGAAGGTTTCTGCTAATTCAACTTCAATTAAGTTTACTGCATCAGTAGGCTGTTCTGCAGGAGAAGATACAGTAAAATCATTTGTATTGGCTAACTTTGTTTTAAAAGATAATTTTGGACAAGTAGTAAACTCTTCAAGTTTTACTCCAGCAGATTCAGAAGGTGTATATACACTTACTGGTGGACCTTTTGCCAACACTTATACTTTAAATCTTGTAGGTGTAGTCACAATAGGTGGTATTTGCTATGAATCAGAAAATCCTTTATCAATTACTTTTTAATGAATAAGTATAAAGGGATAGAATTTGCAAAGGGCTATAACAAGTCCTTTGCTGATTTTAAAATTGAGTTTGGTTCAACTCATATTTTTAATAATATGTATCCAGATGTCCGTGAAAAAGAACTTAAAAAAGCTTATGAAATAGCAATTAATCAAAGCGTAAATAATAAAATTGACGTTATTGATGCAGAAATTATAAAACCAGATGGCAACATTACAACAACAAATGGAAAAAGCCAAAAGCCTAACTCCAGAAAGGGTAAGTAATGAATTATTTGACTTTTTAAAATCTATTAGTAAAGAAATTGTTGAAATCAATAAAAATAAAGTTTCAAAAGACAGCAAAGATATATTTGATAATGCAATAGGTTTTTATTCCGAAGCCACCGAGTACATAACTAAAAACAATGCTCTTTTAGGCAAAGGAAATAAGATAAAATATGCAGGAGAACCATTTGATGCTGACGACACAGGAAGTTTTTTAAAAGGATTTTATGTAAACATTAATAATTCCGAATTAAAATTTGGATCAACAGATTCTAAAACTGAAATAATACTTAAAAGCGAAAATTGGTTGTCAGACGAATTATTCGGTTTAACAGATAAAGATTTAAGGGAGTTAATTGATAATCAATTACTCCCTTTTATTATTAAAAATAATAGAAAAATATTAAATGTATAACTCACTTAGCCACATACCAGTAAAAGTATTCTACGAAATATTAGCTACCAATAACTACAGATTATTGTTAGAAAAAGAAGACGTTTTTGTTTCTGATGAAAAAGTAATGAATACCTGGTCCGTTCTTAAATTAGATTATGATAGAAAAAATTCAAAAGAAGAAAATTCATTTTTTGAAATTAGAAAAGAAATCGAAATACTAAGTGCAAAGCATACACAAATAACACTTATTTGTCATTGCTTAAAAAACGATTGGAACCAAGAATTAGTAAATATTCTTCTTGAAAATATGTATGTAATCAAAGACGATGAAAATTATATACAATATATCGAAACCATTGAAAGGCAAGTTGAAGCTTTACAGATTAAAATAAATAGATTAAAAGAACATCTTCCGCAAAAAAGTGAAGATGATGATCTAAACTCTGAAACAGATTTAGATGATGTAATGGCGAGCTTCTCCTCTATTTTACAAATTGATTTTGATTTCGAAACTATATCAGTCAACAAATTTTTTGCATTACAAAAACAGGTTGATTTAAAAATACAAAACTTAAAAAAACAATCATCTAAAAAATAATAAGATGGCGACACCAGGAGGCACTATTACCAGAAAAGATTTAATTGAAGACGATGCTTTAAATTATCCTATTCAATTAGGTAAAAATTTACAATCACTTATTGATGTTCAAGAACAACTTGTTGCTTCTGCTAAAGGATATAATAGTGTAATTGCTGGAATGAAAAAATCAGAAAATCAACAACAGTTTCTTACTGAAAAGCAACAGGAACGATTATTATATGAAAAAACTACCAATGCTATAAAACTAGAACAAACTGCGTTAAAAGAAGCAGAAAAAGCAAAACAAGAAGCAATTAGAACCCGAAAATTAGAACTTGAAGTACTTGCAAAAGAAGAAAGAGCAAAAAATGGAGTTGTAAAACAAACTATTGAAGAACGCATTCAGAATGAAGCCAATAATAAAATAATTCGTCAACAAGTTAGAGAACAATTAGGTTTAGTTGGGGCTTATGAAAAAATGAATAAAGCTAGAACCGATGCGAAAAATAAACTTCGAGATTTAATTGCAACAGAAGGCGCATCTACAGCAGAAATAAAAAAGGCTCAAAAAGAATTTGATGTTTTAGCTGCTAAAGTTAAAAAAGCAGATGATGCAACAAATGATTTTTCTAAAAACGTAGGTAACTACCCTACTATTGGAAAATTAGGATCAAGTATTAAAGATTTATTTGGCGCTTTTGGTTTAACAGCTGGAGTTGGTGCAGCTGCTGCAATTTTGAAAGGTGCTTATGATACAATTGTAAAATTCGACCAAGGAGTTGCAGATTTAGGAGCTATAACCGGTGCAACGGGTAAAGATTTAGATTATCTAAAAAACCAAGCAATTGAATTAGGAAAAGAAACAAAAGGCGGTGCTGTACAAGTAGTGGAAGCATACAAACTTATTGCATCTGCAAAACCTGAACTTCTTGATAACGTTGAAAGTTTAAATCAAGTAACAAAAGCAGTTTTAACTTTATCAAAAGCCTCTGGTTTAGAATTGCCAGAAGCTGCAACTGCCTTAACTGATGCAATGAATCAATTCGGAGCGCCAGCGGAAGAAGCGGGAATATTTATTGATGCCTTAGCCAATGGTGCCAAGTATGGTTCTGCTGAAATTCCACAAGTAACTGAAGCGTTATTAAAATTCGGTGCTGTGGCCAGAAGTTCAAATATTTCTATTCAAGAAAGTACCGCATTGATTGAATTATTAGCAGAAAACGGAATCAAAGGTGCTGAAGCTGGAACAGCTTTAAGAAATGTACTTTTAAAAATATCGGCTCCAGATGCTTTGCCAAGAGAAGCACAAAAAGCTTTGAAAGATTTAGGTATTTCATTTGAATTATTGAAAGATAAATCTGTTCCAATTCAGGAAAAATTTGAAGCCTTAAAACCATTGCTTGATGATAACGGTAAATTACTTAAAACTTTTGGTTTCGAAAACACCGTAGCTGCAAGAAACATCATTGAACATACGGACAGATTAGCAGATTTAACTGGTAAAATGAATGAATACGGAACTGCACAAGCTCAAGCAGAACAAAGAAGCAATACACTTCAAGGTAAAACGGATAAGCTATCTGCTACTTATGATAGTTTTATTTTAAATTTAAATAGCGGAAGTGGTGTAATATCTGAATTCTTTAAATTTTTTATTGATGGAGCCACAAATACATTAGGTATTCTTGAGAGACTTAACACTTCTTGGGATGGATTATTTGATAAAGCTAGAAATCAAGGAAAAGAGTTAGGTAAATCTGCTTTTCAAGAACAGTTTCAAAGTTTGAAAGATACTGGTTCTACAGTAGATGTATCTAATTCTATTATAAAAGTTGCTAGAAAAGATTATGTTATAGCACAGAAAAAAATTAATGAACAAGCATCATATATTTCAAGTCTTGAAAAATTAAATCAAGAATCAAATTTCATTGGAAATAAAGCAATTTATGCTTTTAGAATAAGAAATGCAAAATCAGATTATGAAGATTTATTAAAAGAAAGAGCAAGGGCTGGTTCTATAATAGATGAAGGTAAGAATAAAATTTCAAAAGCAAATCAGGAAGAAATTAAATTAACTGAAGATAAAAACACGAAACTAAACGAACTTTCTGCTGCACAAATAAAAGCCAATGCAGATGCTGAAAAGAAAAGAAAGCAAGCTAGAAGGGATGAATTAGAAAGGTTGAAACAAGCCGATAGTGATGCCTATAATTTATTAAAATTCAGAAAAGAGCAGGAATTAAAAGTAAAAGACGAAATTGTATCAAACGATAAAGAAACTATAAATGATCGTGTTGATGCATTAGTTTATGGAAATAATATTGAACAATCTATTGCTGAAGAAACTGCGAAATTTAAACTTCGCCAAATTTCGCAGTATAATGACGAAGTTAGAAATTTAACTGATGCGGAAATTAGCACATTGTTAAATGGAGGTGAAATTAAAAAAACCTTAACGGATTCTGAAAAATTAGTTTTAGAAGAATTTATTGCACAAAAAAGACAAATAAAACTAAAAGAAAATGAAGACTCTCAAAAATTAATTGATAGCATTGTTGATCAGGAAAAGAAAAAAGTTGAAGATTTAGTAAAAATTCAAGAAGACGAATTAAACACAAAAATTACTGACGAAAATATTATTTTCAAAGCAAAACTAGACGCTGCTAAAGGCAATAATTCCGAAATAGAACGTATTACATTAGAACACGAAGAAAATCTTTTAAAAATTAAAAAAGACTACGCAAAAAAAGGGCTTCAAACCCAGATTGATGCCTTACAATCTTTTTTAAATGAACAAGATAAACTCCCTCAAAAAGAGCAAATATCTGCTGATAAAAGAAAAGAAATTGAATCAAAGTTAATTACTGCTAAAAAACTATTATCGGAAGAAGATATTAAAAACACGGATTTAACCACAAAGAAAAAAGAGGAGTTAGAAAAAGAATATGCAAATCGAGTAAAAGAAGCTTCATTGCAATTAAAAGACGAATTAGTTAATCTTGCAAATACGCTTTTTGATGGAAAAATAGCCAATATAGATAGTGAAATTTCAAAATGGGATGAATACTACAACGAGCAAATTAAATTAGCTGGAGACGACCAAAGACAAAAGGATTTAATTACTGCAGAAGCGGAACGCAAAAGAAAAGAATTAGAAAAAGAAAAACGAAAAGAGCAACACAAGCAGGCTATTTTCAACAAAGCAATGGCAGCATTAAACGTAGGTATTAACACCGCACAAGCAGTTATGGCAATTGCTTCTACAGGTGGTGGTACTATGTATGCTGATTTTGGTATTTCTGCTGGTATATTAACCGCAATAACACTTGGTATTGGTGCAGCACAATTAGCAGCGGTTTTAGCAGCTCCTCTTCCTAAATATGAGTTTGGTACAGGTTGGCACATTGGAGGTCCTGCAATGGTAGCAGAAAAAAGACCAGAGGTTATTATGGAGCCTGGTAAAAATCCATACATAGCAACAAGTCCACAAATACTAAATTTGGCAAAAGGAACAAAAGTAATACCTTCATTAGAGCAATATGAAAAAGAATTCGGACAAGATAGCATTAATAATATGCTTTATACTAGTAAGGGTAAAATTGATAATTATAACAATTTATTACAGCTTAATTTTCAATCGAAAGAAATGGTTGAAGAAATGCGAAAAACAAGAAAAGCAATTGAAAAAAACAAACCAATGCGTCCTGTTGCATCTAAAAATGTAGATATACCTCACTCTATTTGGGCTTATAGTAATATTAAATGGTAATTTATGAAAAATATTAGTCAAGGATATAACGACAGAATTAGATTTATTATTACGAATAAACAATTTGGAAGTAAGATAATTACAGAGCCAGAAGGTTGGAGTACGGATCAAAAAGAAATTTCAAGACACCAAGATTATCATGGAATATTCCCAAAGTTTTCAAACTCATTAAAATTTATTGAAGATGGAAAAGACTATATAAAAATGATATATGATGTAGTCGGAATAAATGCAGATTTACGTTTAAAAAAAGAAATCCGACATCCAAAAACAGATGAATGGATTTTGGAGTATTCTGGCTTTTTGGATATGTCTACTTATATTTTAGAAAGCAATAAAATTTCTATGAAATTTAATTCTGGAGGTTTAGAAAGTATTTTGAAGGCACGTGAAAATGAAAGCGTTGAAATTTCGAGAGAAAAAACAATGGATGGCATTGCTTTAGATCCAATAAAAATTGAAGAAGTAGAATTGGAAGGAAGAAGAATTTTTTTAAAATCAGATTTAGAGGTAAAAAATACTGTTAATAGCGTAAATACTTATAACCAAACTAACGGACAAACAAGAGGTAGCACCTACCCTGTTCCGTTAAAAATAATTAATAAATCACACGAAGAATTACAAGAGCCTACTATAAGCACAAGAGTTGGCGATGATACTTGGGAACGAACTGGAAATGGTGAAACAGGTTTAATGTTTTTTGCAGTTAGTGAGAAACAAAGAACTTTAAAAATTAAATTCAAGTTGGAATTCTTCTCAAAATTTGAAGAAACACCAAGTCCATTACCTCCTTTCCAGAATGTAATGACTGGTCTTGATGATGTAAATGCGTTTTGGTTTGGCGTTAGGCTTGCTCGTTATGCAAATGGAGTTGGTTACAATAATGTCGCTAATCAAATGTTGTTTGGAACATACGATCAACCTTCAGAAGTACATAACCAATCAAGGGTTTTAAATTACAATCAAACGATAACAATAAATGCTGGGGATAGCTTGGCTTTAGTTTTTGACCAAAATATGGACGGTGAAAATGGACAGTCTGCACATTTAAATATTCAGATTACAAATATTAAATGTGAATTATTTATTGAAGAAGAAAGTTTTTATGAAAAATCACTTGCAAAAACAATAATGCCTTTTGAATTAGCTGAAAGATTACTTGAAATTGCTTCAAATAGAAAATGTTTATATTCCGAAGCTCTTGGAAGAACAGATATTGGTTATGCTAATGACGGAGTAAACACCGGTGCTTTATGTGGTGTTTCTCATGGTTTTTGGGTGCGTGGATTTGATGCTTTGCCAGTATCAACAGAAGATAATTTAAACCCATTCAAGCCGCTTACAACTTCTTTTAAAGAGTTTATGATGTCTTATGCTGCAACTTGGAATTTAGGATTAGGTATTGAAACTTTTGGAAACTTGGAAAGAGTAAGAATTGAACCTTTAGAGTTTTTTTATAACAGAAATGTAACTATAAAACTGCCTAATCAAGTATCAAATATTAAGCGAAGCATTGATGTTGATAGCGTGTATTCATCAATAGAAATAGGCTACGAAAAAGGCGGTGATTATGAAGAAGCCTTCGGATTAGATGAATACAACGGTATATCTAAATTTACAACAATAATTACTCGTGTTAAAAATGTTTTCACAAAAAAATCAAAATATCGTGGGGATAGTTATGGTAAGGAATTTGCCAGAAGAAAACCAAAAGCAAGATACGGAACAGAAGATACAAGATATGATGATGATATTTTTTTAAACGATATGAAAAGAGGAGTTGGACCAGTGTATAAGGAAAGGAAATGGCAAGATGATTTTTCACAAATACCATCTGGAACATTTTCTCCAGAAACTGCAACAAATTTAAGACTTTCGCCTTTTAATTTATTGCTACGTCATGGCCGATTTATTTCTTCTTGTTTGCAAAAAAACACAACAGATTTTGTTAGTTATATATCAAGCACAGGAAACAGTAAACTGAAAACAAAATTAATTGGCGGAAATGAATATTCCGAAAACGGACAAATAATAAATTCAGAATTACAAAGACCAAGATACACAAGCGATATTGTAGAATTTAATCATCAGATAGATTTTACAATTATGCAATTAATTGAAGGTTACACGGAAATAAATGGTAAAAAAATACCAAATATTTACGGAAGAATAGAATTTATTAATGAAGATAATCAGCCAGAATATGGTTATTTAATGAATTGCAAAATAAACGATGGAGAATTTAAACTACTAAAAGCATATTAACATGGCACAAATTTTAAAAATAACATTTAATGAGGATTTATCTTTATCACAAGGCGTTCATTTTGATGTTTTGAATAATGGATTAAACCCAGCAATTGGATTTACTCTTTATGAAAACTGGGTTAATTTAAGACAAGGCGCTTATCAAGTTTCACTAGGTACGCCATTATTAATTCCTGGAGAAAACTCGGCAATAAATTTTTTACAATCTTTTACTTTAGATTGGTTAAATAGTTTTGGATTTACTGCGTGGCGAGAAGCGAATGTTGTATATCTTAAACTGCCTTTTGATTATTTAGAATTTCTAAATTATGAATCCACAAACTCAAATGTAGCATTTGAAATTGTAACAGCAGATACTCCTTTGGTTGTAGAATCTGTTGTTTTTTCTCAAGCAACAACAAATCCTTGTGGAAACATAAAGGTTTCAGTAATTACAAACTTGTTAGCAGATGAAGTTACATTGCCAATTCCGATAACAAATAACACCACCAATCCAATAGTTTTTGAATTGCCCAGAAATCAAAATGTAGCATTTGATTTAAACAGAAATGATGCCATAAATAATGTGGTTCACAATGTTGGATTTGTTACTCAGTTACCTGGCTTTTTAAATTTAACTTCTGCAAATATATATATTAGCAATACGCCAAATGGTGGAAATGTAGCAGTTTTAATTGATGCGAATTTATTACAACTGCAATATTCACTTGATGGTACAAACTGGCAAACAAATAATTCTTTTAATAGTTTATTGGAAGGTTTATATACCTTACATGTGAAAGATCAGTATGGATGCGTAAAAACTTTAGAATTTGAAGTTTCATTAGAAGCTTTGTATTTGCCATACTTTTATATTTCAAAATCAAATAGTATTCGTTTTGCTAATCGAATTACTTGGGGCGATGCTGCCAATTACAAAAATGACGAGAATACTTTAAGCTGTGAAGTAGAAGCAAAAAGAGTATTCAAGCAAATTCAACTTTTTCAAACTTCTGATGTAATTACAACACAATTTAAATCAAATTACGGAAATAATAGTGTAAAAATTATTAAAGAAGATTTATCTGAAATGAATGTTCCAGTACTTCAAAAATCTAATAATATTGGTTTAAGTGACTGCAGAGATGCAAGAAAATATAATTTAGGTAATGGAAAAACAGGAGTTTACTTTACAGATGGAAATGTATATGATTTTAATTCAGGTATTCCAACAGGTGAAACACATTCTCTTAATGGAACACTTCCGCATTGGGCAAAATCTGGTAATTATATAAAAATAGCAAGTTCGTGGTTTGTAATTGAAGATATCACTTATGATGAAACCAAAAATGCCGATGTTATTATTATTTCAAGCAATTACACTAGTGTAGATGTTTCTTTAGTTGTAGGTTGTTTATATAATAAATTTGATTATGAAATATATGAATTTGTAATTGATATGTTGCCATATATGGATCAAAACATTAAAGTGAAAATTATCGCAAGTGATACTAATTTCGATACCATTACGCTTATTTCAGAACAAATAAACGTAGCAGTAAGACAGAATAAAACAGTTGAAATAAACTATTGGAATGACGACAATACGGATATATTTTATTCTACAGGAATAAAGCATAAAATTCGTTTATTGCTTCAAAAAAAGTCGGGTGTTTCAGAAGATGAAAACGAAATCTTAAAAACAGATAATACTGCTGTTATGCTTAGTTCTCAATTGTACGAAGTAGATGAATTTACTTTTGAACCATTGACAAAAGAATTATGGCGAAAATTACTTATTGCATTAAGTTGCAAACACGTAATTATTGACGAAATAGGCTACGTTAAAACAGAAAGCGGATTTGAAACAGAAGGACCATTAGAAAAATCAAATTTATATGTTTTGAAAGCAAAAATGATTAAAAATTCTGGCGCTTTTAAATCTTCAAGCGACGGAGCTGCAGAATTTGATTATAGCAATACAAGTATTCCAGGATTAATTGATATCGGAAATAATGGGTTTATACAATACTAATATATAATTTCGGTAGATTATTGTATTAATTTTTAGAAATACTTGTAAAATAAAAAAGCCTCTTTAATTAGAGGCTTTTTGTATTTATAAATTATCTTTTTCAAATTTCTCTAATCCTTTTCTATGTGTTTCTTCGTCTATAACGGTAAGGTTTTGGTGAAGATGATTTTGGTTTGATAAATACCTATCACCATGCTCGTGCGTATGATGATGTACCGAATTATCAATATAATTTGGCGTTCTTTTTTCTTCTTTTTTTCTATTCATTTTATCCAATACTCCACCTATTCCACTTCCAAGCCGATAGCCTATAAATGGTAAAGAAAGAACGAATAAAAGAAATAGAAATATTGCCATGTACAAATATAATTAATTAGTGTTGAATTATTTATAATATTTTATTATTCTTATCAAGTCTAAATAAAAATAATATTTATACATTTGTAAAAAGATTTTTAACATGAGCTTATTAAATGAATTAATCGCAAAAGTATCTGCATTAACATCTACTGTTAATCAATTAACTACGAATTCTAAGGCCATACAAGAATTGCCAGCTCAAGAAACTTTAAATCTAGATTCACTTATTCATGTTTCTAAAGATAATACTTCAAAAAAAATTACTGTTCAGCAAATTATTAATGCAGCAATAAGCAATCAGAACGATCAAATTATATCAATTGGAACCATTACATTATCTGGTAATGATTTAAAAATTTCAGATATTTCTGCAAAAATTAATAATGTAATTCAATCCATTTCTTTACCAACTATTGTAAACATACCTTTTTGTGCAAGTGGCTTAAAAAGAATTGATTTACTTGTTTATAATACAAGTAATGAAATTACAAGAATTGCAGGAACAGAAACCTCAGGAGCTATTGTTATAGCTCCTACTCTACCTATAAATTCTTTGTTAATTACTCAAATTTCAGTTACAGATTCAGTAATAAGCGAACCGCAACCACCTATTTTAGGTACCAACTTCCTTCAAAAAGAATTCGAAAAGGCTCAACTGGTTAATGCTACAGGTTCTAATGTTGTTATTGCTTTAAACATAAAAGGGCGAAACAACATCATTCTTAATGGTGCATTGACTGGAGTAATTGGTTTTTCTCTTACAAATTTAGAGTTAAATCCAACTTATGCAGAATACCCACACGAAGGAAAAGATTACTTTATACAAAACAAAACAGGGCATTCTGTAACGCTTAAAAACGGTGATGAAACTGTAGATATAGGTTTCCTTTCAAAAGACGGAAACGATATTTTGTTACCAAATAATGGAATTGTATTTTTTAAAAAATCTTTAAATATTTTACAAGAAATTTTTAGAAGTTTCCAAACCCTTCAATCTGTTACAGATGAAGGAAATACTACAACAAACTCAATAACGGTTCCACAAATTGATTTATTGGAACCTGAAGGAACTTATAGTAGTACAATTAAGTCTCAAGCCCTAAGTGAGGACCGTGAGCTATTAGCACCTGATGAAAGCGGATACATTGCAACTCAAGATTATGTTTTTCAACAATTATTTGATGGACTTGAAACAAAGCAAAATAAATTGTTCTCTTTACAAAAGGCAAATGGAATAGTATCTGTAACTGGAACACTTTCAGAAACACAAGTTTTTAAAGAAAGTTTTAGAATGCAAGATAATTTTGGTGTTAATTCATACGGATTAGGTTTTTTTTTAAATATTTATTCTCTTTTTTCAAAAATAGGTTCTTCTTCGGGATATACTATCAGAGTAAAATTGTCAACATTGTCAACAATGCCATCTGGTGCAACAGACCAAATTGCAGTTTTTAATGGAACATCTACTAATTTATATGCACAATTAATTAGAAACTTTTCAATAATACGACCTGTAAGTTTAGGAAATATGCAAATTCACGGGTTTCCATTTACAACATCTTCAATAAATGATTTTGCAGTTGGAAGTTCTGTAACTACATCAAGAGATATTCTTTATGGTGATATTTACTATTTATATGTATCTGTTCAATTAACAACAAGTACTGCTGACACATTGAACTTCATCTCATTAAAAGCATCAAACGTTTAAAAATATAATTATGTTAAAAAAAATTGTAGAAAAAGATACTGCTCAAGAAATGAAATTACAATCTGAAGAAATAATTTTAGATAAAAAAGTTCAATTAAGAACAATTATTCATAAAAAAACGGGGCAAGAAATTCGTGCGCAATTTGATGAGATAATTTCAGATGAAGAAATGATAATTGACGCATTAAGAACTGAAGTAATGGAAAATCCTCATTGGGATTTTGAAAAGCAAGTTTTTTATGATAAACCATTTGAAATAATTACTCAATAAAAAAATATGCTATGCTAAAAAATATATACTATACAATTTTATTATTTGGTTGCGGAACTAAAGTTCCTTCAAAATTAAAATTCTTAAATATTCATCAATCTAATTATGAGTTAGATTTTTTTGAAAAAGCACAATATTTATTTAAACTTATTTTAACTTTTACTCCAATAGCTTACGTTTTAAACGCATTCAATGCATGGTTTCCTGATAATAAAATGTTCTTTCAGGTTTTAGTTTGGACCATAATAGTAAATATTGCAGCTGGTAGTAAAGTACATTGGTCTAACAATACCTTCAAAATAAAAATTTTGCTTATAAAAAATATTGAAATGTGCGTTATAATTTTGCTTACTTATCCAATATTAGAAGGTATTAATAGTTTAACTGGTGATAATATGGTAGGTAATATTTTTCAATGGGGAATTCAAATAGGAACCATTCTTTATCCAGGATCCAAAGCAATAAAAAATATTCATATATGGTCTGAAGGAAAATACCCGCCAAAATTCATCATGGAAAAAATATATAAGTTTGAAAAAGATGGAAATGTAAATGATTTGTTAAATAGAAAAGAGTAATTATGGATCAAATTTCTTTAATCCGAATAAAAACGGCTCACCCAGAATATAGAGATGAGCTTGGTGCTTTATATAATAAGGCAAATAACGTCTTAGGCAAAAATGTAAGACTTCGCTTGGCTTATGTTTACCGTACTCCTGAAGAACAACACAGGCTTTTTTTACAACGCCCTAAAGTCACAAAAGCGGACAGATGGCAAAGCATTCACAACTACGGCTTGGCGTTTGATATTGTTTTGCTTATTGACAAAGACGATAACGGAACATTTGAAACCGCTACATGGGACACGATTAAAGACTTCGACGGTGATAAAATTGCCGACTGGATGGAAGTGGTAAAAGTTTTTAAAGCAGCTGGCTGGGAATGGGGCGGTGATTGGAAAAAATTTCCTGACGCACCGCATTTTCAAAAAACTAATGGTTTCGATTGGAAAGTATTAAAACAAAGAATTGATAAAGGAATTACCATAATAGATAACGGAATTACTTACCCTAAAATTTAATTTATGTCAATAAATATATTTGATTCTAGAATTAAAAAATCCTTCCTATACCTAGGATGGGTTTTGTTTTTCTTTTGCTTATGGTTAAAAGGATGTAGTTCTGAAACTTCTAAACACGAGTTTAGTAAACCAATTAAAAAAACATTTGAAAGAGTGGTTCCATTGCAAAAAGAAATTCCTCATTTTGCCAATAAAAAACAATTGACAAATTTTGTCAAATTAAATTCAGATAAAAAGTATATCAATGAATTAGAAGATAAATTATTTAAGATTCAATATGAAAATGATAGTATTAAAAATAATTTCATATCGTTACCAGATACCATAAAAGTAATTGAATACAATAAATCTATTCAATTAAAACTTTTTGAAAAAACCTTTGAAGATAATTATTTTATTGGTCAAGTTAATGGAGTTATCCAGGGCGATGTAAAAGATTTAGGTTTTAGTTACGAAATCAAAAAACAGCCTATGCCAATAACAAAATTCAGGCTTATTGCTGGTGTAGGGATAGCAAACACAATAAACTTAGATAAACTATTGTTTAATACAAATTTAGGCTTTCAAAATGCAAAAGGAAATGTATTAAGAGTTGGTTACGATTCTGAAAGTAGAATTTTGGTGGGATATGATTTCACAATATTTAAGATTAGCAGATAGGTTAATTTATAATCAATATAAATAATGTTGTTAATATGATTTTTTATTTATAAAAATTATACAATTAAAATACTTATATATACATTTGTCAAATAATTAATACTATATAGATGGTTGCAGGTCTATCTGCAAAAAAACACACAAACATAAAGAACTCACATAAAGAGCCATTCCGATAAGTAATGGCTCTTATTTTTTAATATTATTTTATGGCAAAAAATTTTAACTCTGAATTATTTAATTTTGCATTCATACCAAATTATGATAAAGTAATATCTGATTTAGCTGATAATTTAGCTCAAAAAGAAGAGTGGGATTTTTTAGACATGCAAAGTAAAAATAATAGTATTCTAAAAAATTATCTCGAATTTACTTTCAGAAAATTAGCTCAGGAAAAAAAAATTTGTTTTACAACTGGTAATAAGCACGCTTGTTTTAATACAGGTTTAGTTACTGAAAATTATGAAGATATTTTTGCTTTATTTGAAGAATATAAAAATCCTAAAAAAGGTAATAGTTGTCCATTTTTCTTTAAAGGCTTTGTAAAAAAAAGTGATAATACTTTCTTGAAATTCTTTTCTAGTAATTTACCTGATGTCACTGATTTTTTTGAAAAACCAGAATTACTGATTTTTAATCCTAAATGTGATTTAATTCCTGATTTAGATCATATTATTGGTGATAATTTAAGTAGGTTTCCCGCTCATCTTCAGGTTGCAGATGATGCTGAATTAAGAAGGCAATTAGTAGGAGCTATTGACGAAGTAAAGAAAAAAGTTAGATCTAACTATAAAATAGCTGTTCCTCAGTTTTACGATGGTAGAATTCAATTATTGTTACCATTATGTTTAACATCTGGTTCTCCAAATCCTGATTTGGCTTTAGTGACTCATAAATTAAATGAAAATACATATACGGCTAGAACTTGTTTGACATTAAAAATGGCGTATACAAATGCTAGATTAATTGTAAAGCCACAAAGTAATTGGCTTAAGCCATAAATATAAAAAACTGTCCTATTTATTTAAAACTCTTGAATTTATCTTTGTTTCTTAATTTAAAAATATAGTATTATGTTAAGAAAATCAGAAATGAAAACCGAAATTGATTCTTTGTTAAGAATGCAAAGTTATTGGATCAAAAACAATTCCTTAAATTTTATCGATATAATTAAAAGGAAGCGGCAATTAACTAAAAAGCAAAGCTATACTTTGCTTAAAGTAAAAAAGTCAATTGAAGAAATTAAAATTGATAACTGGCAAACACATTTGAATTTTAAAGCTATTTGTGAAATTAAAAATCATTTGCTAGAAATTAGAATGGTTTTTTAATTAAAGAGGGGTTTTTACCCTCTTTTTTTTCGTATCCAGGTATAGACAAATATTCCAATTACCCAAAAAACAACTAATGCAATGATTTCGAATGGTTTCATAAATTATAAATTTTAAAGTGCTGGTGAATTTTCTAAAATATTTTTTCTGTGGACTTCTTTCACAACTTTAGCATATTTTTCAGTCATTAATTTAGAAGTATGGCCATAAAGTTCACGTAAACTATCTAACTCTAAACCTGCTAAAATTTTTCTGTTAGCTCCTAAGTGTTTCATAGCATATAAATTCATTTGAATTCCTAAGCCTTTTTTAACTAAATTTTCCCATCTACGAGTTGCAGTGTCGCGATTCATTTTAGTTGGTCCTGGAATAAAATCATTAAATTTTCCAACATTACCTTTTCCAGGATCTCTAAAACTACCAAATAAATAAAAATTTTTTGGAAGTATTTCAAAATCTAATTTATAAAAATACTCTTTTAAATGATTATTTATCGGCACTATCCTTTTTTTGTTCGTTTTTGTAATTGATGCAGGAAGAACAATTTCTGAATTTTGTAAATCAATCATATCTAAAGTTAATTTTGTAATTTCTTCTGGACGAATTCCTGTGTGAAAAATTGTTAAGCAAAAAACCCAAAAATTAAAATGTTTACCTTCTAAAGCATTTTTTATAATTTCTATATCTTCAATTGATGCTGGAGCATTAGCATCGCTTTCAGTAACTGGCAAATTTTTAACGTTATGCGCTGGATTAGTTTCTATTATATCCCATTGAATAAGCTCACTTAAAATGGCCTTTAAATGATTAAGGTGTTTGTTGTATGCATTATTAGACCAATTTCGCTGCTCCTTAGCTTTTTCAATAATTAGTTTTATATGTATTCTTTTTACTTCAATTATTGGAAGTTGTACAAAATTAAGTGATTTAATAGATTCTTTTACAAATTTAATTGTTCCGTTATAACCAGATATGGTTTTCGGACTTAAATTTGCTTTCTTTTTATCCATTGCAAAAAACAAAGCTTCAATCAATGATAAATCACTTTGTTTTTGAATTACTTCAGGAACTAATGGATTCCATCCTTCTTTTAATTTTTGATGCAAAGCCTCTTTAAGTAAATTAGCTTCTTTTTCACGTTTTTTGTAATCATCAATGTAATTTATTCCATATTTAAAACGGAATAGTTTTTTGTCATATCTAAAATAGACAAACCATGATTTTTTTAGGTCATCATATTTGACAACCTTGGGGATAGTGTAGATTGATTTCAT